ATTCTAGTGGTAACTTGAGTGTAGATACAAGTACTTACTTAACTGGTATTGCGGCTAACTCTGTAGGTATTGGAGAGCTTAATGTATCTGACGGTTCAGCAGGGCAAGTTCTTACTACAGATGGTAACGGCACTTTATCTTTTGCAACTGTAAGTAGTGGAAGTAGTTATACCCTACCAGCAGCTACGTCTTCAGCACTTGGTGGTGTTAAAATTGGATACACTGCAAATGCTAAGAACTACCCAGTACAATTAGACGCTAGTAACAAAGCTTATGTAAATGTCCCTTGGACAGATGCTAATACGACTTATTCTGCTGGTAGCGGTCTAGACTTGAGCAGCAATTCGTTTAGTGTTGAGGCTGATCTTCGTGATGGTATTACACACGTTGGTAAAGATGCTAACAACTACATACAGTTTGATTCAACCAACGGACGTATAGATTTTTATGCAGGTGGTAATTTTGTAGCTCGTATGGAGTCTGATGGTGATTTACATATTAAAGGAGACGTTATTGCGTTCTCAAATATATTTGGGTAATGGCTATATCAAGTAGTGGACAAATAAAAATATCAGAAATAGCTACTGAGGTTGGGGTTGGTGGCGAACCAGACTTAAGTCTTAGAGGTTTGTCGATTGGTGATTTCGGAACAATAAACACAAATAGTGCGTCTTATCCAGACGGAGAGGCTCCTCATTCAATGTTAGAGTGGAGGGGATATGACCATAGTGCTGCACCAGCAGTTACTGATAGTGATTACTACTGGCTTGGTGATGGTGTTAATGATACATTAAGGTTTACTAACCACAGTAGCACATTGTTTGGAAGTAATGATGACTTTAGTTATAGCGGTTGGTTTCGTGTAGATGAAACCAGTAACCAAGCACAATGGTTAGGTTCATTTTCTGAGGCATCTCCAAGCGGGTCTAACCAGATTTTTATTCAGTATAATCCAACTAGCGCTAGAATGCAGTTGAGATTCAGATATGGCGGTGGGGGTAATTTTCATCAAAGGTTTTGGTCTATTTCTTCTACTAATAATACGTCTATTACGGGGGTAAATAGTAACGGATGGTATTCTACAAACAGAGGCAATGTAAATAGTGAAGGATTTGTACACTTAGTATTCACACGTGATAATTCAGACACGACTTCTTCTGGTATGAATCTATACTGGAATGGAACAAAATTACCAGAAAGCATTCAGTTTAATTCTCGAAGCCTAACAACTTTTAATATACGAAGCGTAGCTATTGGGGATGCTGTTGGTAGTTCACCTAACAATGCTAATGTATTCAAAGGTGGTATAGACCAAGTAAGTGTGTATAACAAGACTTTAACGCAATCAGAAGTAACAGCTCTGTATAACAGTGGTACTCCAATGACATGCTCTGATGCTGGCGTAACCACCAATTTATTGGCTGAGTATAGATTAGAAAACAACACCACGAATACTAGCGGTACATTCCCTAGCTTAACAAATAGCGGTGGAACATTTACAGCTTACTAATATGAACACATACTATTTAATGACCACTGAGCAGAAAGATGCGGTGGAGGCAGAAGTTTTATTTCAAGAGCCTTATAGCAATATTGCTACAGACAAATGGATAGTAGAGTGTACGACTGGGGGGCTAGACTGTGTAACTGAATACGCTAGTGCTGAAGAGTGTAGAGAGTATGTTATAGAAAATTTAAGCGTGTGGGACGATTTATACGGAGTGTAGTAGACAATTTGTCAGAATAGGCTTATTTGTATTATATTTGAAGTATTGAATTCAATTAATAATAAACATTATGGCGAAGGCTAAAAAAATCACCAATGAAGAGTTGGCTGCTGTACAAGGTGCAGTAAACAGCATTAACAATCTTTACATGTCTGTAGGACGTACTATCGTTGAACTAATCAAAACCTCTGGGGGCATTGACGATCTTGATGCTGCTTTAAAGAGTCATCAAAAAGATCTCGAAGACAAGTATGGGTCGATAACAATAAACCTACAGACCGGCGAATACGAAGAAGCCGTAGAAGAGGCTGAAGAAGTTGCAGAATAAAGATTTTTATACGTATCTTTGACTAGCTCATAAGGCAATACATGAGTTTGGTTTACTATTGAAAGGGGGGCTTTTTGCCCCTCTTTTATTTTTTATCTTTGTCCTTATGAGTGATCCAGGAAAAAGAATCAAGAATCTCCTTAAAAAGCATGGGCTTAGTGGAGTGAATAAAGCTAAGCGTACACCTAGTCATCCGACAAAAAAAGGTGTTGTTCTTGCTAAGGTTGGCAATAAGATAAGGCTTATTAGATTCGGTGACCAGAAGATGGGTCACAACTATTCTAAAGGAGCTCGTAAATCATTTAAAGCACGACACGCTTCTAACATTGCTAAGGGTAAAATGAGCGCTGCTTACTGGGCTAACAAGCTTTTCTGGGCAGGCTCTGGAGGGAGCAAGAAGTCACCACCAAAATCCCAGAAGAAAAGATTTGAAGACGGCGGAGTGGTAGATCCTCCAAAAAAAGAGCTTACATACAAAGACCTCGTCAACTACGTGGCAACCGCTAAGAACACAACACCGGAGCAAGTAGAGGAGGCTATGGCTCGTATCATATTCCATGAATCTAAGGGAGACCCTACCATCAAGCAAAAAGGCGGTGGTCCGGGTAGAGGTGCTTTTCAGTTTGAGGTAGGTGATGGTCACGGCGGAATTATTGCTGTCAACCGCGCATATAACCTTATCAGCGGTAAGGATAAGTCTCACCCCGATCTTATGAATTACGCCACTCCAGAATGGATAGAGACCGCATACCCGAGTAAATCATTTGATGCTTCTACAGTTTCACTTGAGCAGCAGAAATATTTATTCCTAATGAATCAGCTTGCCCACCCAAAGGCGGACTTAGGAAAGCTATTCAGTGGTGAAGTTCCGTTGGTAGATTACTGGGCTAATTATCATTGGGCAGGGACGGAAGAGAAACGTGCAGATAGAATAAAATCTTTTGACCTAGACATGAAGGCATACGATCAATTAAACATTAAGAAAGATGAACAAGGGGCTGAGTAAATTAAAGAGCTTGTTTTGGTATTCAGATTCTGAGCCAAACGAAATACTAATTGCATTTTGTCACTTGATTGCTCTCCCGGCTTCTTTAGCGGTAGAGTATTCTGAGCCTCACTACCTTCTTATGCTTGGCGGCATAGGTGCTGGTGCGTTTCAAATGTGGTCGGTTTTGTGGAACGGATCTCTTAAAATGCGTCTTTATGCAGTACAGATTGCGTCATTAATTGCCATCGCTACAATTATCAATTTATCTAGTGCAGGACTCATGACGGGCTCAAGAACCGGCTGGGTAGTGATTGGTATCTTTGCTATATGGAACACTGTACGCGTGTTCAAAGAAAAGATAGATAGAGGTGTTTAAACGTTTACAGCAGGTTTGGAAGTACAGCGACAGTCAGCCGACAGAGATAACTCTCGGTGCGGCACTAATGATTTTGGCCCCGATAGCCACTTGTATGGAGCTGGGTTTTATGCCTTTCTTTCAGCTCGTTCTAGTAACAGCGGGAGGCTATCAAATTTATTGCGTATCAAAAGGAGATCTGGCTTGTAGAATAAGAGCTGCTTTCTTTACGTTTGGTCTTTATGCATCGAGCTTGGTAATGTTTTTGATGTCTATAGGCTTGCCTAGCCCCTCTCACTATGGATGGGTGGTTTTGGTAATATCGTCTTTTGGGAATTTGAGGAGGTTAAAAACAGAACAGCTGCATAGAAATGGATAACATTACACAGATAATAATAACGATAGCCACCGTTGCTGGGTCGGCTGGTATATGGAAGTTTTTCGAGTCTAGATTAAAGGTTAGAGCTCAAGAAAAAAAAGACGCTTTAGAAAACAACGATGGGGTGCAATATAGAGATGATCTAAAGAATAGAGTTCGTAACTTAGAGGCGTTGTTAGCGCAATCGTCTGATGAGAAAGATGAGCTGAGAAACCAGGTGCTACAATTAACGCAAGAAGTTTCTGCACTTCGTGTAAAAGTTGAGTATCTTGAAAAAGAAAATGACCGATTAAAGAATAAGTAATGAAGCACTTGAAAGTATTTTGTAGCTGGGTAAAGGAGACGGGGTCTCGCCTTTGGGCCTACTTATTAGGTCAAACTGAATTAGACGAAAAGATTACGGCAGCCGTAGATGAAACGCAGCGTAGAGTAGCTAACGTTGTGGAGGAAGCTAAGGATGTTGTAGACGCCGCTAAAGGCAAATAACTATCCATTTTTTTATTAACCATTTTAACTCATAACACTATGGGACAAGACTCTTTTGCTTCATGGGTAAACGATTTAGAAACCGCTGAACAGCCAACGTGCAACATTTCCAACCCAGAGGAGTGTGAAGCGTGTGGATCGTAAGTGGTGCTCGGTAGAACCCAAGGAGTGCGAGTGTGCAAAAAGAAATATCTGTTGCGATGAAAGTTCAAAGAAAGCAAAACCCAAAAAAGGAAGTAAGCGTCAAAGCACCTAGCGGTTATCACTGGATGACCAAAAAAGGACGTTATTACTTGATGCCTCATGAGGGAAAATTTAAGGAGCACGAAGGTGCTTCACTAGAAGTTCCGTTTAAGGTAATCACACAGCACTAAAAGAAGCCTCCCAGATTGGGGGGCTTTTCTTTTTTATCTTTGTGATGTTACGTAACAAATGACATAATTATGAAAATTGGAAAAAAAGAATACGGCGGTGGCGGTGCAATGAAAGAGATGTACGTTAGCGGCGGGATGCTAAAGGCTCTACTAAAAGACCCTAAGCAAGCAGAGATGGCTAGATCAATTCTAGCTGAGATGGGCGCGAAGATCCCGGAATACGAAGAAGGCGGCGCAACTGGTGACCCAGAAAAAGAAGGTAAGGGCAAAATGATAAAAGGTAACCCGGGAGAAATCCGTACCCAAGACCTTACCTCCCAAGAACAGAAATTTCTAGGCTTGCTTGATGATACAAACATGAGAGGCGGCAAGTACGAAAACTTCTACAATATGAACATGTATTCCGCTACCCCTGCAGAGGCTTATAAGTTCTACCAAGTAGATGCTGCGATTAAGCTTTTGAAAGACAAAGCCGGTATAACTGTTCACAGTAGCACAGACCCGGATAAGGTTTTGCAAATGGCTAAAACGAAAGACGTGCTGCAAGATGCTAATATATCAGCCAAGGAGATGTTTATGGATTGGTCTGACGATAGAAAGAAAAATCCTAAAAACTATCAAGCTAGTTATGCAGGTGTTGGTGGGGCGACACGAAAAAAGGATGCAGATGGTAATCCAATAATGCTACAGTAATAAAGAAAGGGGGTCCGAATGGGCCCCCTTTTTGATTGCAACAAACCAAAAAAACCTAACACCACAGTGCCGCAATCAATTTTTGTATACCCGGATAAACGGATCTTTAATCTCATCGTCTTCGTCGGGTACTACTAGTCTAACCTTGAAAGGAGTACCTTCGATTCTGTAGACCACCGCATTCGTGAATCTGTTTACTCTGTGCTCAACAAACACCAGATTGTCAATCTTATCGATAGCATTAATCTGGTATGTGTATACACATGTATCATTAGTTCCAAATAGTTCAGTGACTTCAATCTCTTGCTCTACGTCTGCAGGCAGGATGTCTAAGATTGATACTTGAGCTTGAGTTTGTGTTGCGAATAAAACCGCTAACACCAGAATTACATTCTTCATAAGGCATATGTTTTAAGTTTAACTGGTAACAAGTTATTAACTTCTATTCACAATTGCAACCCCCCAGCAAAAAAAATGTTTTATTATCTATCTTTGTGTATAATTTATTGAAAATCAATTCATATGGCAAGTTCAGTTCAATCATCACTAGAAGCAGCGGCTTCTGCAATGGGTATCGAAATTAGCGATACTCCGGAATTTGAAAGCGATTCTTCACCAGCACCAGAGCAATCTACCGCTACTGAAGAACCACAACAACCAGTAAGCGAGCCAGTGGCTCAACCTGCTGAAGATATTACACCGGAAGCTGAACCGGTACAAATGCAGCAAAGTTCTTCGACAGAAGATGACGACATTGATATAGACGCTACGTTCTTAGAGTATCTTAATGAAAAGATGGATACGAAGTTCGGCTCTTGGGATGACGTTAACTTCGGGAATGAAACTCAAGCTCAAGAAGAGATTCTTTTGCCAGAGAGTGTTAAGGTTATTGCAGACTTTGTTGAGAAAACGGGTCGTAGTCCAGAAGACTGGTTTCGCTACCAATCACTTAATCCGTCCGAAATGGACGATATGTCGGTGGTGCGATTAGAATTGGCAAGTGATTTCCCTAACCTTTCTAATGATGAGATCAACCTCCTTCTAGAGAAGAAGTATAAGGTGGATGAGGATATGTACGATGAACAAGATGTCTCATACTCTAAGCTTCAACTCAAGATAGATGCTGATAAGGCCAGAACCAAAATCAACGATGTCCGAAATGGATATATGTTGCCGGTAGAAAAGCCTGCCTCTTCAGAAGAGATTCAAAGTCCTATAGATGACCAGTGGGTAAATACCATGTCTGGCGTAGTTGACAACATGTCCTCTTTAGATTTCGATCTAGGAAAGGGCAATGAGTTTAAATACGCTATAGATGATAATTACCGCTCAGCTCTAAAGGATAAGAACGCTCGACTTGATGAGTTTTTTGATCAATACGTTGATGACTCTGGTCAGTGGGATCATGAGACATTAAGTGCACACCGTACTATCATTGATAATATTGACAGTATTGTTCAGTCTGCATACCGACAAGGTTTGGGGGATGGACAAAAAAATATTGTTACGCGTGCAGCTAATGTTGATGCCTCTAACCCGGTTCAGCAAACTAAAGATCGCAACCCAGTTGAAGAGCAGATTGTTAACGCACTCTTAGGAGGTGGAGACAGTTTGATGAGATTTAAATAATAACGCCTAAATAAAGTATTATGGCTTTTGGAATTACTGGGGCATATAGCGATGCTGATAGCCCATCACAAGGAGTAGTACGCCGCGCAACGATTGATAAATACAGCGCGCTAGGAGACTACATCGATGAAATCAACAAACCGGATAACCGTGAGTTGTTGGTAAAGACATTCGGTGATCAAGGTATCACCGGTTTCTTGAAATTAACTGGAGCTGTTAAGGCTGCAGGTACTAACGATCAAGTACAATGGTGGGAAGAAACTCGTTTACACCCAATCCAGTCTTACACTGTTGCTGGTTCTGCAATCACTGCAGCAAAGTCTCAGACTGTAACACTAGGTTCTAACGACACTTATGTTCGTGTAGGAGATATCGTATTGTTGGCTGGTGGTGAGCGTGCTTACGTTTCTGCTGTAACAGCTGGTACGTCTTTCGTAATCAAGAACTTGTTAGACGCTAACTTACCACAAATCGCTATCGGTTCTGGTAAAATAGCTATCGTTGGTAACTTGTACGCACAAGGTACTGACCAGCCAGGTGAGTTCTTCGAGAGCAACGTTACTAAGCGTACAAACGACTACATGATCTTGAAAGAGACTTACAAAGTTTCTGGTTCTCAAGCAACCAACATTGGTTGGATTAACTTGGGTAACGGGGATTACCGTTGGTACTTGAAAAACGAAGGCGACACTCGTCAGCGTTTCATGGACAAGCGTGAAATGATGATGTTGTTGGGTCAGAAAGTAACTTCTACAGATTCTGCATTGAGCGGTATCTCTGGTTCTGAAGGTTACTTCGCTGCTATCGCTGACCGTGGTATCAACGTATCTGGTGGTGCTATGACTGCATTGAGCGATTTCGATTCTTTGATTAAAGAATTCGACAAGCAAGGTGCTAACGCTGAGTACGCTCTATACGTAAACCGCGACCAAGACTTGGCTATCGACGACATGTTGGCTGCTGCAGGTCACACTGCTGCTGGTGGTACTACTACTGGTTTGGCTGCTAACTTCGGTGCATTCAACAACGATTCAGACATGGCTGTACAGCTAGGTTTCAAATCATTCACTCGTGGTGGATACACTTTCCACAAGCACGACTGGAAATTGTTGAACGACCCACAGTTGTTAGGAGACGCAAAAGAGTTCGTTGGTGCTGCTATTCCACTATCTACAGTAGTAGATGCTAAGAGTGGTGATCGCAACCCATCGTTGGAATTGAACTACAAAGCTTCTAACGGTTACAGCCGTGAGATGGAGCACTGGATTACTGGTTCTGTGTTAGGTGCTAACACTGACGGTAATGACTTCGCTCAGTTCAACTACCGCTCTGAGGTATGTTTGGTAACGCGTGGTGCTAACCGTCACGCTTTGATTTCTAAGTAATCAATCTGATATGGGGGGAGGCTTCGGTCTCCCCTTTATATCTTTTTTTTTAATTCAATTAAATACTACTAAAATGGCATCAGCTACAGTAAAAAAGGCTGCACCTAAAGGCCGTAAGGCAGGCAGCGAAAAAGAATCCTTTGAGAAAAAGGATCGCATTTATACAGTCATCAGCGGAGGAGGGATTGTTTATTCTCTACCGCAAACCGGAGTAACGGTGTATGACGAATCTACCAACTCTGTTCGTGAGTTGCGTTATTGTCCAAACGAGCGTTCTGTCTGGAGAGACGAACAAAGTCAATTTGCAAAGAGAGAGCATATCATGTTTTATGATAGCCTTCTTTATGTGCCTTACACAAAGCCCAATCTAATTCTATACCTTGATTTACACCCGGGTAATGTTGCAAATGGGGGTAACCGATTTGAGATGGTGGACAATGAGAAGACAGCAGAAGAGCAACTAAGCCAAGAATTCCAGGTGTTAGATGCAGTTAATGCTGTTCGTGATAAATCTATCGATGAGCTTGTGCCTATCGCTTTGTTCTACAACATTAATGTAGACCGTCCTGCAAGTGAGATTCGTTTTGATTTGTTACAGCAGGCCAGATCTAATCCATCTGGATTCCTACAAAGTTTTGATAACCCAATGGTTACGGTACGCGCTACAGTGAAGAAAGCTGAGATGTATCAAATCATTAAGACTGACCCTACTGGTGCATACTGGTTTGATAGCAGTAAGCTCATCTTATCGACACCAGCTGGTCAAGATACGGTAGACGTGATGACTCGTTTCTGTATGACAGACAAAGGCGCATTGGTGCTTAGTGAGTTAGAGCAGAAGACTGGTAACTTATAAGTTACTACTACCTAGAAAGTTAATGTAGTGAGGGGCGGGAAACCGCCCCTTTCTTTTTGGTATATTTGTAGGTATCTAAAAGTAATAAAATGGCTAGTGTTAATACGGTATATAACACCCTAAAAGACCTTGCTAATAAAGAGCAAAAGGGTTTTGTGACGCCATCTGTGTTCAACAACTTTGCTCAAATAGCGCAGGTGAACGTGTTCAAGGGAATGCTTGATAAGATTGTTGCGAGCAAAAGACTGCGTTTGCGTCAAGCAGACGGCAGCCGACATATGTCTGTTGAAAATCAAATCAAGGAAGATCTTTCTTCTTTATCAAAAACAACAACCTTGTCAAAATCTAATGGTGTGTTTACCAAGCCAGACGACTTTGCATATTTAATATCAATGACCTCCGGGGGAACAATCTTGTTAGGCCAGAGTACGCGTGTAAACGTTGAGGTGTTGTACGATGAATCTAAGATTGACTATATCTTAAAGAGCGACTTGTCTGCACCCAGTGAATCACATCCTATTGGTTTGATATCTGACGACATCGAGGTTTTCCCTAGCAGCATAAGCCGACTAAGACTTACATACTACAAATACCCAGAAGGGCTTAGCCCCACAACTGGCGCAAGAACCGCTAGTCTTCCGTCATTCGGATACACTACATCAAACGGTGTACATGTTTATGACGCTAGCACTAGTGTAGACTTTGAACTGCCGGACCACTATGTTCCCGAATTGGTAACTCAGATAGCAATGCTTATCGGTATTAATTTGAGAGACCAAGATGTGTTCACGTATGCTAGCCAGGAGGATATTAAAAACAAACAATAATGGCTAGAAATTACGTAAACTTAGAGCAGGTAGTTAACGACTTCATTATCACCCTAGATGGTGATGACTTTGTGGCCAATGCTACAGATACGCTGATCCGTACGTTTGCACTTCGTGGCATTCGTGAAATGGGTTTTGATTTATCTCAAAAGCTGCGTTCGTTAAAAATGAAAGTAAACACCGATAATAATACGGTAGAGCTACCAGACGATTACGTAGACTTGGTTAAGATTGGTGTGATTGGAGCAGATGGGCTGGTGTATGTTTTTGGTGAAAACCGAAATATGCATATTGCTCAAAAGTATAAGGTTACCTCCGGCAGCGACTTGCTTGCAGCCAATGCTATAGATTCTGACTCTGACGGGGTTTTTGACAGAGTAGATGTAACAGAGAGCGGTCAAGAATATAACGCTCTTAGAGGATACGATTCTTATGTGTTCAGAAATTACTTGTACGAAAACAGTGCGGGTCAGTTGTATGGACTTGGCGGGGGACAGTATAGCGGTGAGTACCGTATCAATCTAGATCAGAGTCGTATTGAGCTTAGTATCAATGACCACGTAAACACAGTGGTTATGGAGTATGTATGTGATGAAGCTAGAAGCAGTAACCCTACCGTGCATGTTTTTATGGAAGAAGCGTTGCGTGCGTATATTTACTACAAGCTTATTCAGCACAAGGCAAGCGTGCCTATGAACGAGAAAATGCGTGCACGCACGGAATACTATAACGAACGCAGGCTAGCTAATTCTAGACTAAAAAGGTTTAACAAAGAAGAAGCACTCAAGGTTATTCGCAAGAATTCTAAGCAGTCTCCTAAATTATGATAATCAAGAACGTACCACAATACCTCAACAAAGCTTCGGACGAGAAACTTCTCAAGCCGATAGAGATGTTGGATGCAGAGAACGTGCAGGTTTCATCTGACGATGACGGCAATGCTGGTATCGTTAAGACTATAAAGGGGAATGCTCATGTTGAGCAGAACTCTTCTGACGAAGTGTACTTTACTCCGGCAAGCCTTAAGGTTATCGGATCTGTCGCTATACCCAAGAAGCAGCAGGTAGTTTATTTTGCAAAAGCAGAGGCTAATCTTACAAACATAGACCACATTTATGTTTACGATGTAGACTTGAATAAGTATAAAATACTATACCGTGGTAACCAGCTAGGTTTTAACATTGACTCTTTTGTTGAGTCTAGTGTTGTGTTTAATGGTGACGACGAGGCGATCGTGTATTTTACAGACGGGGTGGGCGAACCCAAAAAGATGAATGTTGATCGTCTTCTAGCTAATCGTTCTGACATATGGAAGGATGCTGATGGTATTAACTACTACACTGACACAGATAGAGATGAGTTCTTTGCTGTCTGTAAAACCCCACCGCTAACCCCAATCACGTTTGAGTATACTACAGACACTGCTGTCCAAAGTAACAATGTCACAGACAAAACATTTCAGTTTGCATACCAATACATCTATAAAGATGGAGAGGTAAGTGCTGTATCTACGTATTCTAAAATTGCAATTAATCCTAATACATTCGGCACTGGTGTTGTAGAGCCGGAGTTTGAGAGAGAGAATAACAAGATTGTACTGTCCTACCAGAACGGTGGATCGGAAGTTGAGTCTATTCGATTCCTTGCTCGTCTTGGTGGGACTACAGTCTTTTATAAAATCGGAGAAGTAAACAATGGTACTGGGGCTAACCCCACCTTTGACTTTACTAATGATGGGATGTTCCCGGCTGTTTCGACAGCAGAGATAGATAAGGTGTATGATAATGTACCGCTAAAGGCAAACGCGCAGAGCATATCTGGAAATAGGCTAGTATATGGTGATTACACAGAGGGATACGACAATGTGGCAATTAACGTAGAGTCTTCTATCACATATAAAGACGTAGAGAATACCGGAACCATTAATGCTACACTACAATCCATCTCACTAGGAAACGGACCTGCTATCATTATTGACGGTACAAACATGGCAGCTAGTTACGGTCAAGGTGCTATCATTAGATTGAAGGTTACATTATCCGGTTCTAGCGGCTCATTTAGAATCAGTAGAGACTCCCCGTCATATTTATTTAGCGAGGATTATGTTGTCGGTTCGGACAACGGAAACTACGGATTAGGTCAGTACACTGGTAATCCATCAACCAATAACTATGTAGACATTCCTTATAATACAGACAAGGTTCTCAGTGCTACTATCATAGCAGGTTCTGTTATGACGCGTGACGAGATCCTCGACGAGATAGAGACTCAGTTTGCGGCAACATCAAACGCTGTTTACGATTACACAAACAACGGTGTTAATTACAATGCCACTGGTGTTGTAACCTCTGTTGGTTCTGGTACACAGTCTTATTCTGTAGGAGATCCAGTAGAGGTTGGATTAGACTTCCCGGAGATTGAGCTAGCCTTTACTGCTGATTCAGCATACACTGTTACAAACAAAAGAAAAATAGATATAGAGTTTGATGTACTTAAAGCAAAGGTTCATTATAACTCCGGTATATCAAAGCGCTTAGTGCAAATTGACGGTCATCCACTAAACGATACCAGAACCACAGCTGCTAGTTACCTCGGGGTTGCTAACTTTAGATACATATCCACGACTAATGTGACTTTAGCCGTAGATGTCAAGCGTTCTCTAGAGGCAGGTCTTTCTTCGTTTAAGACAAGCGCAATGCATAATTTTGGTATTGTGTATTATGATGCTAAGGGCCGGGCTTCTTTTGTACAGAAAATTGACGGTGTTTTTGTTGGGGGCTACACCGATTCCAACCGAAGCACAAGCCTAGGCAGGGTTCAGATAAACTTAAAGATCAAACACAATCCACCTTCTTGGGCAAAGAAGTATCAGATTGTATATGGGGGCAATGAAACTTATTCAAAGTTTCTCCAGTACGGGGTTGCCGGTGCTCACTACATTTCAGACCAAGACAGTATATACTTAGACTTGTTCCCTCTAGAAGGAAAGAATAATTCTTACTCGAAAGACAAAGGTGCAAACCTAGATTATACCTATCAAGACGGAGACATGCTTCGCATTATTTCGTTCCATGATTCCTCACAGAATCGTGTATATGTTGATGACCAGATATACAACGTCCTTGGCAAAGAGTTGGTGACCGACGCTAGCGAGGTAACTCCAAGTCGTGCGTCTACATATGTTGTGATTAGAGATGAAGATTATTCCTCTAAAACGTACAGCAACTTTAACCTAACAAAAGTTAAGGCGGGTAGTGACGACTGGGGTCAGCGTGTTATGGTAGAGATAGTATCGCCTAACACCGTCAACAACGACACAGTATATTATGAGATAGGTGAAGTATACGATATTACTAGTGGCGCTCATGTTGGAGATATAACTGACGGCGGATATCCAGTAGTGCAGCTTACTGATGGCGATATTTACTTTAAGCCTCGCGAAGTGCTGGTTGCTCCTTTTGATTCTAGCAGTTCTGAATATGACGAAGATGATTATTCTAACTATGAATACGAAACTTTCTACGTGGAGTCTTCTAGTGTCAGCGACTACTTCGACTCAGAGGTTACTTCTCGAGGGCGTCCTCACGCTATCAATGAAGATGCAAAGCAGGTTCGTAGACGATCTTCTGTTACGTACTCAGATCCGTACATAGCGGACAGTGCTGTTTTAAGCCTCTCCAGCTTTAACCCAGCTACTGCTAACTTTAGCGACTTTGAGATTCGTCACGGAAAGATTGACAAGCTTGTTGACCAGACCGATAGACTTTATGTTTTCCAGGAGCACAAGGTAGGTATTGTAGGTGTAAACAGAAATATACTAGAGACCCTTACAGACCAGAACGTTGTGGTTTCTAATGTAGTATTTAGTACTCCAAATTATTATGCTGGAGACTTTGGCTCTAGCGGTTATCCTGCTGCTGTGGTAGAGCGGTTTGGTATGATGTATTTCGTGGATGTAAAAGCGCAGCGAGTGCTTCGCATCTCTCGTGACGGCATCACGCCTATTAGCGACCCGAATATGGATTCGTTCTTTGATAAGAAGTTTTCTTCATATTTAACTGAAAGCGGTAAGACAGAGCTTGATATAGTTGCTGGTTATGATCCAGACAACTCAGAGTATGTGTTAACTAGTAAAGACCGTGGAAGCTACACTGGATTCACCATTGGGTACAGTCACAACAAGAGAGTGTTCACTTCTTTCTATTCTTTTAAACCAGACTTTTACACCCACATAAATGACAGATTCTTTTCTTTCAAAGTCGTTAGCGTTAGCGGTACGCAACAGTACATGTGGGAACATGGTGCTGGCTCAACATACGGCAATTTCTATGGCACAGACTACGACGCAAAGATTTCAATCATTGCAAACGCCAATCCGTCCATGGTTAAAGCTTTCCAAGCATTATCACTAGAGGGTGATTCCGTGTGGTCTGCTGTGGTGTCTACCTCTAATCAAACCACCAGTATTGCTACTGGGGATTTTGATGAAAGAGAGCGAGGTTACTACGCTGCTATACCTAGAGATACTAGCGCCTCTACTGCTAATTACATAACGATAGGTATTGTAGACGACGTTACCGGAACAGCGGTAACCTTTGACAACAAGATTAATAGAATGCCTATACCTTTAGGTGCGGCATTGTATAAGGTTGACGGTAGCTCACTGACTAATCTTAATGCTACGGTGTCTAGTATTGATAGCTCTAAAAAGCTAACCACCAGTACTGCGCTTACTTCTTCTGAAGAGGGTAAGACTATTGTGGCTAAGCTTTCGGCTAAAGACGAAGGAGATGTCCTTAGAGATTACTACGCTAAGATTGAACTTACTAACTCTGTACATAACAAGAAGTCTGAGCTGTACGCTGTAAACACAGTGTTTGTAGATAGCCCTATGCACTCGGCGCTTAGTCAGAGATAATTATTAAATTTGTAAAATAGTATACTATTATGATAGATCCAGTAACGGGAATGCTTATAGTCCAAGGGGTTACAGCCGGAGCGCAATATCTCTCTGGACGTAAGGAGGCTAAAAAAGCAGAGGCAAGAGAAGAGGAGATTCGTTCTGCGGGTATTCCTAAAATGGAAACCCCACAAGAATACTTTGATCTCTACATGAAGGCCAAAGAAAACAAAGGGGCTCAGCTTGCTACAGCGCAGGCTCAGCAAGGTATGGCTGATACCGCTGCTGCTTTGCAGGCCGGTGGTTCGCGTGCGTTAATCGGTGGTCTATCAGCGGCTCAGCGTAGAACAGACACAACAATTGCAGGTATTGGAGCACAATCTCAGCAACAAGAACTGTCTGCCCTTGAAGGTTTGGCTGGCGCTCAGATGCGCACCGGCATGATGAACACTCAGATGGCTGGCCAGGAATACTTTAATGATTTGCAGGGAGCTCAGATGGCTTATCAGTCTGGAAGACAGATGCAGGCTAGCGCTATTAATAACTTCGCGCAGGCAGGGACTGCGGCTATGGGTGCTTACAGTGATGCTGATTACATGAAGAAATACGGGGATAGTGGCGTACTTAAGTTCTTCGGGAAACAAGGGATGAAGACTCCGGGTGAGTTTAGTCACGATGAGAATCCTATCGATCTTGTACGCGATGGTCAGAAAATTGGAGAGGCTACCGGTGGAGAATATATATTTAATCCAGAGCAGTCTAAGAAAATGAAAGCACTTGCTGGTAAAGAGAAGTCTCCACTAGCAAAATACGTTGTAGGGTTACTTAATAAATTTGATAAGAAAGCAGGATGAGTTTAATTTCAAAACCACTAGACTACAGTTCTGGAGCTACTCAAGCTGCTATCCAAGGCATTAGAGGTCAGCTTCAGATGGCGGCAATGGGCGCTGAAGAAGATCGTAGAGAGCGTAAGCGCGCTGAAGCGCAAGCAGCCTCCTTTGAGAAAAGCATGTCTGCTGCTGAAGGGTCGGTAAATTTCTTACCACCAAAAGCTCAGCAAGTATTCTCCGCCTACCATGACGGTTACAAGCAAGCCTTGGATGCTTATGAAGAAAACCCATCTCAAGAAAACCTAAACAGTATCAACAGAATTGTTGGTGCTGCAAACACATACTTGAGTCAATACGAGGGATTGCATAACGCAGACAAAAGCACTTTGCTAACCGGCATGTCCCAGCCAAACAAGTTTGGTATATCAACAGAGACAATGATGGGTGAGTTCGCTATGCGGCATGGTAACGATTCTGCATATAGCGAGGTTCGTTATGACCCTACTGTTGGTGATGTAGTTGTTAGCGGTGGCGGCATGGTTGGTCTTCGTGCTTCACAAGACCCTATGTTCAATCCGGACAATGCAATGATATTCCCTTCTAAGGCATCCATACCTAGAATAACCTCTGCTGAAGATTACGGTGGTAGATATGAGTCTTTATATTACAATCGACCAAGAGGGGAATTTGATAAAACCCTTCGCAATAGAATTGCTACGCAAGAAGAACTTCAGTTCTCAGCGGCAGCGTCATTAGCTGCTATGGATTACGGTAGCGATCCTCAAGACTTGAGTATAGGTATTGAGAACATCATGTCTGACCCAGAAGAAATGAAGCGAGCTACAGATTTATATGTAGATAATGCGTGGAGGCAAGCAAACATTGCTCATCAAAGAAGAAGAGAGCAAGAAAGCACTGGTCTAGACTACAATGGATCGGATGCAGTGACCTTTACTACAGAGGACTACGACTATACCGCAGGTCAGATGACCACAACAAAAATGTCAGCAGATATTCCTACCTTTGATAAACCAATAAAGGTGTTGATTGAGGCTGATCCGGGTAACGAAAATACCCCTACTTATCAAAGAGTTGTGCTAGGCGCAGCACAGCTCCCAGATGACGAGGGGATCGTTATAAAAGAAAATGTCGGAACTACATATTATCAAGATCCTAACTCTGGAGAGGTAAGTAATACCCCTCAGCCAGGCTGGGCAGAGATGACTCGTTATGAGAATAGAAGTAGAGTAATCAAACCTATTGGTATAGATGGGCGTAAAGAATACGCCGCCTATATGAATGCACTTGAAAAACAAAATGCGTTAAACCAAGAGGCTTCTTTACGGGTGATTAGCACAGAGCAAAGTGCGCTACCCGGACCACCGATGCCTCCACAATAACATACTAGATGAACGACGAGTTACTGCAATTATTGCAGAGTGGGTTTGATAGTGGATACAGCGAGGACCGCGTATTTGCTATGGCTATTAAGAATGGGTTTTCCTACAACGAAGTGACGTTGGCCCTAGAGTCTATTAGTAAAAAAAAAGACCAAACTCAACCTCCTCCCCAGGTTACAGACACTATGGTTTCTGGCTTGGAAGACTCTGGGTTGGATTTATCATACGAGACAAAGGCTGACGGAACGCAGTTTCCAGACGACTTATTAACTCAGCGATTTACTCAAAGCTCTGCTCCAAATAATAAACCGCAGGAAACTAACGATAGAGAATACCGTCATGCACTAATCGCTGATGATTGGTTCGCTGATAGAGATGATTGGTTCGGTCGTACCGCTAGATGGTACAATAACTTTATGGCTATGGCTCTTGCGACCGGGGCTCAAGAAGATCTCCTAGACGAAAGCCCAGAGAACAATGTTGATGCTGCAGAGCGACTGGCTTATTACAACGAAATACAAAACAAATACAGAGACGAGCGAGGGTATCCCGGATGGGGAGATCTTGGTTCTGCTAGCGGATGGTGGAAGATGGTTTTACCGGAAGTAGCAGGTAACGTTTTTTCATCTATTGCTGGTGGTTTTGCAAGCGGTAGTGCGCAAGAAACTGTATTAAAAACTATTGCAGAGGGTCAAGCTATAGGAACTAGCGCTGGTCTTGCTGGTGGTCCTCTTGCTGAGTTTACGGTTCCAATAGGTTACGTAGCTGGTACAGCATACGGTGCTGCTACCGGTACTTCTTTTGCTGGTTCATACGCCCTTGAAATGTCAGAGGCTATCGCCAAGGCTCTTGAAGACCTGCATATAGATACAGAAGACCCGGAAGAAATTGCACAGACCTTTGAGTCTGAGGAGGGTTTGAAAAAGATTAGAGAAGCAATGGAGCGCCGTAAGGTACGCGCTGCTACTATTGCATCTGTAGATGCTCTTCTCGCTGGAGGTGGTGGTAAAACCGCGCAGGCTATTAGAAAAGCTGGAGGTAGTAAAACAAAAGCAGTGGTCGCTGAGATATTAGTGGATGCCGCTGGAGGTGGTGCTGGTGAAACTGCAGGTCAGATCGTTGAAGAGGGTAAAGTTACCTCGGGTCTTGATATTGTTATGGAGGCTCTTGGCGGCCCAGTAATGGCCACGCCTGCTGCTGTAACCCGTGGCGCTAGCGCTAGGTATACAGAGCTGATGACTCCTACTGCAGAGAGAAACTATATCCAATGGGCTCAGCAGAACAAAGAAAACGGCAGTAGTATTACTACCGCGGCTTCACTTATGGGTGACGGCCAGGTTCAGATAGTAGAGAAAAAGATACAAGAAACAAAAGAGCAGCTTAAGAATGCTAAGGGCAAAGAGGCAAAGCAAACTTTGCGTGATGACCTTAAGCAACTTAGAGAGAAGAAATACGAGATGCTCAATGCAAACATTAGAGCATTCGAGGAACTCAATCAAGACCAACAAGTAGAGTTACTCGAGAAGAGTCAAAAGATATTTGCACTCCAGCAGGAGATGCAGGAGACAACAGACACAAAGCTTAAGTCAAGATTGGGTGCAGAGATCCTCACTATGATGACGGGCTTTAATACGTTTGAAGTAGAGGCTGTAGCCCCAGCGGTAGAAACTACTACCATGGATCAAATGCAGGCTCCGGTTATGCCAACAACAGATGCTAAGCCTATCGTCGAAGGGCGCTCTGAGGTTGACGCCTTAACTATCAACACACTAGAAGATGGAACTGAGGTTATTGCTCAGCGTCCTATCGATGGAACAGAGGTGCAAGGCGCTCTCCGCTTGGAGGGTAACCCAGAAAACCCTACACTGGTAGTTGAGACTGAAACAGAAAAAGTAGAACTCGGGCAGCGTAGTGAGGTAGACCCGTCTACAATCAGAATGTTTGAGCCGGCTATTGCTGAGCGTGAGACACTAGCGGTGCAGGAAGATGGATCGTTTGTTTATCAACGTGATGACAACCCTAACGTACCGCAAGGAACAAAGCTTACTATTGATGAAGAGGCTGGCGTTAGCGCTATCTCTGTATTTGGCGAAGGCCAATTCAATCCACTACAAACACCAGAGGCAATTGCTGGTGACGCAGACAGAGGTGTCCGTGTACAAATGAAAAACGAAAGCGGTGAGGTTGTTGAGCTCTACGGCCAAGACGCATTGGATGCTGCATATCAAATACTGCTGGCAGCCAAAGAGAACCCTGCAGATAGAGCAAAAGTTAACCAAGTAATTGAGAACAATGAAGCAGCAAGACAAGCCCTTGAACAAGCCGAACGTGAGTTCGCAGAAGAAGGATCTGTACCAGAGACTGATGGACCTACCACAGAGCAAGCGCAACCAAGTGTTGGCCCAGCTCCTCGCCCAGCCGAAAGAGTAGCCCCGGGTGCTGCTGAAGAGGCAGCGTCAGAAACGGAGAAGACTAGAGAGGCCGTTAACGAACTAGACGATTCCGTTGAGGTTCGTGGTGGCGCAGTAAATCCAAGACGCCACGGTGTAACCCCACGTATTGCAAGCATGCTTAACAGCGCGTATAATGCATTCGTTGGTTTATATACAGAAGCTCCTCGTGTTATTATCCATAAAACAAAAGAGTCGTTGCAGCGTGCTACCGGAGGCCCGTACGAAGCTTTCTATGAACATGAAAGAGAGGGTGGCCCAGCTATACACGTTATGTATAATGCGACTACCGCTGCTATACGTGAAGAGTTTGCGCACGCAGGACTTCGTCACGTCATGGTACTCCAGCCTGCTGTTCGTACAAAATTGTTTAACGACCTGCAAGGCATTAACAATGAAACACTTCGCAATAAAATCAATGAGCGCTTCCGTAAGTACGTAGCGTTCTATATGGAGCGTGGTGCTTCTGAGGCAAAGGCTGTTGCCATCGCTGAAGAGGAGGCTATTGTCGGTATCATTGCAGACATCAACGACAACCTTAATCAGATTGACGCTAGTGCTAAGGCTAAGACTAGACGTGTTATCAACAAGATGCTCGGCACTAAGCTTGGCAAGTTCCACCTAAAGAGCAACAACGATTTAGTCAATATGATCGAGCGTGTTACGCAGGGATACAGAACTGGTAATAAGATATACATATTAGACATTGTTAGAAACGCACAGCCAAATCCAAATCCGAACCCGGCAGAGGCAATGCGTACTGAGTCTGACCCTACATCAGATGACCGTGCTCGATTGATTGACTTTGCGTTTGACCGTGACCTCGATTTGTCCGACATGAAGAAGTTGGGTAGCGGTGCTTTTGGTTATGCCTTCATGGTTAAAGATAAGGATGGGCGAGACGTTGTCCTTAAGCAGGCACAGAGCGTTGACGAGATGTACATTGCTTCAAACTACTTTGATAGATTTGGTGGTAAGCTACCGGGCCTTGCTCAGTACTACGATGTAGCAATTGCTTCCGATGTAGATGGAGTGCCGTTTATATACCAACTCAAAGAGTATTTACCGACATCAATGACAGACGTTGTTGGTAGAGATGGCGTCACTTCTCAGCTTAACATTGGCGCTGTAATCGGAGACCTTGAGAACATTGCTGAATCATTAAACAGAAACTTCCCTTACTCCGGTGCTTTAGGTCCTAGTAGAGGGATTAGTAAAATCCAGCATCAAGCCATGATCGAAAACATGACCGTGGCGAAACAACTTTACCAAGCTCTTAAGGCTGCTAGACTTGAGTCAATCAATGATTCAGAGAGAACTGCTGGTTCTGGTTTTGTAGAGTTGAGACTGTCTAATCTAAAGGCAGTGTTTAGTCCTATACTAAATTCAAGAGAGCTTAACATAGAAATGAACACATACAAATACTTGTATGAACATTTGTTTGGTTTAGACTACTACGCTGACGACCGTTTGGTTTTAAAGCCGGATGTCACTAGAGCTGAGTTATCTGCCTCACTTTTGCGTAAGCATGTAGTAAAGAGTTTAGTTACTGATATCGCTGACGGTTTGTTTAATTGGGCGTCTGTTGGTACTGCTACTTTAGAGTCGCTTCAAACAAAGGCTAGGCTCTTGGGTGAGGCCAGTCCTAGCAGCTTAGAGCGTTACGAGATAAGACAAGAATCTTTAGAAGATCTAGAGCAAAACCACCCCGGTTCGCTAGAGAAGATATCTAAATTGTACGACAACAATGAAATGATATTCACTCTAATAGACAACGCTATCCGTGCTGCTTTTGACGTCGAAGGCTTTACCGCTGAAGAAGTGATAGATGTTTCGATGGCTTATCTCGATAACCAGGTGGCAATGAGTAAGAGTCTTGGGCAGTTGGGCTTGAGATCAGCAGACCTTCACCCTGGCAACGTAGGGTTCGCAGCTATCAACTCCGAGAATAAGATTGAAAGATTCTCTTCTGTCAAGTTCTTTGATATCATGGGCCCGATATATGAGGGCGTAGAGCGAGGAGGGAATTTCCCGGTTACAGAGATTGATGCGTTTATAGCCAGGGATTTCAAGGAGTTTGTTAATGAAGGTAACAGAAGACTTAAAGATGCTGCCGCTGATATGGATTACTACACCAGTTTCGGTGAGGAAGACTTTGCGGCACGCACATATTACAATCACATAGGTGTTGGTGTTATACCTCCTATCACCATCAAGGCTATACTAGATGCAGAACCGGAAATGTCTATAGGCGAAAGCAACCTGGGGTATGATGGTACTGCACATCCTAAATCTAGAGAAGCTCTTAAGCACATAGCAAAGACCATTGGTCTTGTTAAACTGATGCATAAGAATCCAGACTACAAGTTAATGAGGGTTCTGCAAAACGAGTTGTTTAAAGTAGATGGTGCTCTGGGTGTTACCAAAGTAGACACTCAACAGCGTGACGACATATACTTCTTTAACGAGCAGGTACAGACAGCTTTCCATGATGTGCTCCAAGAGTATCAGCGTGAGGCTATGCTTGATCCTAGTGAGCGTTCAACTGTAGACAGTGGCAACCGTGCTCGTATTGAAGAGTACCTTCTTGCCGAGAGTATTGAATTTAAGGCGATCGAAGAGATTGGCTCTGGTGCTTTTGGCAAAGCATTTATTGTTAACACCCCAGACGGAAACGTCGTTGTTAAAAGAACCGCAAGCAAGAGAGAGACCTACATTAGTTCAAGATATATCAAGCGCCATAACGGTAAGCTTCCTGGGCTTGTTAAGTATCACGCGATGAGGGCGATGTTCCTGGACGCCGCAAACGATTGGATGGGCAGCGGTGTGATATTTGTCACAAAAGATTTATCAAACACAACTGTTGACAAGTACGGTTCTAGTTATGATATTTCGGTAGGCGATGTCTTCGGACAGATTACACTGGCTGTTAATAGTGTATACGATAAGTCAACAGAGCTGCTAGGTAATGTAGATCCTGGACCAGGTGTGCGTAACGGTATAGATTTACATACCGCGCAAAATACCGCGCTGGCTTTAATGCAGGTCTATCAAGACCCATACAAGGTTGCAGAGATTAATAAGTATATTGAAGATGAGCTTCCGGGAATCATGCTTCGTGGAGACAATTCCCCTAACACTGTAACTCAAGAAGTTATTGACGGGTCTATGACCCTTGAAGATATCATTGGTTATGCTGTTAACTTCTGGCAGATGGCAGGGTCGTTTACTTTATTAGGCGCCGCCAATCCAGATATACACAGCGCTAATCTAGGTTTCTCAAAAGAAGAGAAAACATTAAATGGATACCCCTTACTTGAAGCATTTGATGTTGACGGGTTTGAGAACAACATGATGCTCAACAGCCGCCAGGCACAAGAGGACCATCAAACTTTCATGAATGAGATAACAGACGAGACAAAAGCTGCATTCATTCCTGGGTATCAAGACAAGCAATACTTCTTCTTTGGGCAACCGTTTTCTCAGTTGAATCCAGTGGGGCTTGTTGGTGAGGAGGCTGCTAAGTTTAGAGAAGAGAACAAAGATGAGATAGTAATGGAGACCGCTATCCCAGCTCAAGTTCCAATCACCACCATGCAGGACGTCATGTACGATCAAGAAGAGGCTGAGTACACAGCAGGAGACATCATTGAAGAACTTCGATTGCCTCGAGACGACGAATCTCCTTACAGTAATAAGGACCCGTATTCAGATATACTTAGACAGTACGATTACGGATACACAATCCCATACCTTGACGGTACAGAATTGTTTAGAGATTTCCGTAGACAAGAAGACGGAAGCACGGCAGACTTTAGAGCTGGAGAGATAGCGGAACTGCTTACCAAGAACATAGATCAGTATGCTCTTAGTGATATGATTGAAAGGATGAATGAGCCTATGTTCCAAGCAACCTATTCAAGTCGATTCAAGGATATCTTTGAGACCAGAGAAAAACAAAGAGCAAGCTTGGTTTCTGCCTTGAAGTCTAAGCTCGACTACATGGAGAATGGAAACCGCGCTCGACTAGATGACGAGACCGTTGAGTTAGCGGTATCTAAAATCAGCGGCGGCAAGCGCGTGTCTCCTGCTCGTGCTACATCTGCTGGTTCAGATGTCAAGCTTAACTATGACGGGTCGAGACAAATCTCTATGGACTACACCAGAGAGAACGCTCCAGCTGTATATGTTCGTGGCGCTTTCGTATTGGGTACACACACAATGATGTCTGACATCAAGGGTACTAAAGCTTTAGATACTAAGAACCCTACAGAGGCTCAACTGAAAAAGGCTGACGAGATCTACGAGATATTCGTTGAGCGCGCAACCAAGAACCTTATTAGACTTCACGATTCTTTCAGTGAAGATGTGAGAAAATATTCTAAGCTCTGGTATGTTGGTGCTAACCTTACCGCTCAAGACATGGGCGCAAGATATGGGTACTCTCAAGAGCAAGCCGCCGGTATCCTAGCGGCTCTGTCTCCGCAGAAAGATTGGTATCAGAACATGGCGCTAGCTGAAGCGGTGATGCGCGTGATGCGCAATCAGAAAGATACAGAGTTTTCTAAGGCTATGTATAACAAAGCCCTTGGTAATACACGTAAGGTAAACAACAAGGTGCTTAGCCAGCAAGACTTTAAGAAAGCGGTAAACGAAAAAGCATACCAAGCTTACCTCAAGAGAAAGGCTGTGTTGCAGAGCATGATAGGCAAGACTTTAGGCGAGATGAGTCTCGAGGAAAACGGAGCTATGAACGCTGCTATGTTTGTCCGTACATACAACGAGATGTTTGAGGATCGCAACTACCACGTGGTAAGTCCTATTGGTGAGCGTATTGGTTATGCTAAGAAAGCAGATGGGTCTATGTCCACTATGGCATGGGGTTCTTATGCTGAGATTTCTTCAGCAACATCTATTGTGTTGAACGGTACTATGTCAAACATCGACAAGCAGGTTGGTGACCAACACAAGGTGCGTTCATTCTTCAACAATATCAATAACCCTAACTCTTTGGAGGGTGATGTTACGATTGACACTCACGCTGTTGCGGCTGCAGAGCTACTACCTTTAGCAGGGTCTAGCTCAGAGGTGTTCCACAACTTCGGCGGTGGTACTGCTGCTATGAAAGTCAAAGCTGGTAGTTCAAACCTCGGCATCAAGGGTGTGTACTTTGCGTATGCAGAGGCATACCGTAGAGCAGCAGACGAGAAAGGTATACTTGCAAGAGAGATGCAGTCTATCACATGGGAAGCTGTACGTACTTTGTTTACCGCAGGCTTCAAGGCTCAGAAGAAAAACAAGCAAGAGGTTCGTGCCATCTGGCAAGAGTATAGCAAGGGTAACATTAGCTTTGAAGAAGCTCAAGACCAGGTGTTTGAAAGAGCCGGCGGTGTGTTCAACCCGGACTGGTATGTAGACAGCGGCGATCGCGCAAGGCTAGATGAAACTAGAGAGAGACGTCACGCTCGCAAGATGTTCCAGAACCTACGACCAGATGTTCCTTTCGAGGCAGCCGTTCGTGAAGAACTTAAGAGAGACCCTTCTAGATTCTATGAACCTCAAAAGTTTAGCGAGATCAAAGAGCGTCTAGAAGAGATGAGTATTGAGGAGCTCCTTGCTGAGATGAAAGACGTTGCTATGTTTGACGGAGATAACCCCTCTGTTATCAATGACGCAATGGGTTCTTTAGCCGGAGGAGACTTCCGTGTTCTAGCAACACTTGAGTACCTCAAGAGACTGCAGCAGCAGGGGCGTACTTCTGAGTACCGTGCTGTTCTGAAAAGGTTCTTTGAAACTGGTACAGCTGTCGGTCAATTGTTACGACAGTTCGGTGAAATAAAAGGCCAGACTCCAGAGGGAATGAAAGACCTGGTTGACAGTGTGTACGAAGCAAACGGCACTACTCTCTCTGATACAGAGTACGAAGAGATGGGTGCTATTGTTGATGATTTGTTTGATGGTCAGCAAGATGTTCAAGCATTGATCAAAGAGCTTTCGGAAACCACAGACATGGACCGTGTTGGAGAGATTGAGGGAAGATTAGAGGACGCTAAACGCAGAGTGTCTGAGGCTAACAAACGATTGAATGAATTCAATAGCAAGTATGCTATGACATGGGGTAAACTAATTGGTTTACTTATCCAAGGTAACCTTCTTACTCCGGTGTCGCAGATGGTCAACGTTACCGCCAACCTTTCTACGCTACCTATCCTAATGCTAGACAAGACTCTTGGGTATGGCGCTGAGGTTTTGATTAACGGTATCCGCAAGAGCATGGGGAAAGATGTTGACCCTAGTATAGCATCATTACCACCTTCTATAACTGCAGCAATCTACGCTGGTAAACAGTTTGGTGTTGGTATTAAAGACGCATACAAGAGTGCTATTGGAGAGACTGTACCTAACGATAAGTTTGAGTACAACATGCAGCTTCAGCTGGCGCCCATCAAAGCATTCGGTTTGATAATGGCGAACAGCGACAAGCTTCCGGACGCTGTGAAGAACGGTACTAAATTAGATCAGATTGATTACCGTGCTAAGAAATTCCTAGAGGCAGTTGGTGGTACACCAGCAAACCTTATGTTCAGACTGCTGGCGTTTGGTGATGTGCCGTTCTTTAAATTCATGGAGGGATACGAACTATACAGAGTCGGTAAGTCTTTAGGGCTTAGTGGTGATGAGTTAAATAGATTCTTGAAGTATCCAAATGAAGAGTACAGAAACAAGGCAACACAAGCAGGTCTAAAGGTTACGTTCCAAGAGGATAACCAGTTTGCTACATGGTTGAATAAGGCTATAACAAGAACCGCTGATTTAATCGGGGAGCGCAGTCGTGTATTAGAGAATGCTTTCCGTGTTGTGGTGCGTATGCACATGCCGTACGTTAAGACTCCGGCTAACATCCTCGCTCAAAGTATTCAGCTAGCACACCCTGCTATACCTATTGCTACCATTGCTATCAAGAAAGCAGCAAGAGGGAGAGTATCTCAGCGCGAGCTTGCCGAGTTGTTGTCGAAAGCATTCATGAGCTGGCTGATGTATAAAGCCACACAGCGATTGATGGAAAGCGGATTGATTACTACTCCGGTAGATGCTGACGTTGCAAGAGAAAGAGATTTGAAATACTCGGTCGCTCCACCCAACTCGATCAACATCACCGGTATCAATAGACTATTGAAAGGTGAAGACCCTACACTTCAAGCGAATGATGTATGGTTTAACTATCAGAAGCTTGGTCTTGGTGGTGCGGTAATGGCAGCCCAGGCAGTAGGCTTGAAGTCCACAATGCGTGATGCGCAGATGGAGTCTAGAGTACTTAACCGCTCGGACAACTTCATGGATTACCTTGCAGATTTAACGGGTGTTGTTCCTGGGGTGTTAGGTTCTATGATGAACCAGTCTTTCCTTACTGGTATTGACGGTATCATTAAGCTTCTTGCTGACCCAAGCGAGCGCCAGCTCACTAAGTACCTTGAGAACATTTCGCGTTCTGGTTTCTCTGTGATTCTCCCGAACTCACTCAGCGCATTCTACCGCTCTGGTCGTGAGTATCTTCCGGACTACAGACATCCTAACGCAGACTTCTTCAACGTGCTTGACAACATCTTGCGTGATAAGACATTCAACTACCTGGGTACTGGCGAGCAGGTCATACCTCGTGTGAATATTTGGGGTGAGTCAATCACGCAAACTCCAGAGGGTGGTGGCTCATTGATGATCGGTGATGGAGATGAGTACCCTTGGTTGTACAATACCTTCGGTGTATTCAAATCTAGAATCAGTTCTACTGACCCGGTAAAGGTTGAGATATACAACTTGTTCAAAGAGACCGGTGACACTGATGTGATCCCTGGATATCCTATGCCGGTGGGTAAGTTAAAGATTCAACTCACCAAGAGTGAATCAGCTTACTATGGATTGAATGTAAACGAACCGCACTACATTGACGTGATGCCTAAAGATGCGCATGCTATGATGAAGATGTTCGGTACATACAGATACAATGAGATTAAGAAGTTTGTTTCAAGCGACTCTTACGAGCGAATGACAAACGCACAAAAGATTAGTGCTTTGAAATCTATTTACAATAGAAATTCTAGAGGCACATACGATGGCGGTATCTATCCATGGAAAGCATACCGTGATGGAATGGTTAGAAATTATTTTTTAGATTTAGGAGATGAGTAATATTATTAAAAAGATTCTAGGGGGTGGTGCAAAAGAAACTGTAGATGCGGTAGGTAATATCGTGGATAAGTTTGTTGCTACTCCAGAAGAAAAGGCCGCAGCGAAAGCTCAGATTGAACAAGAGATTAGTAAGCGTTGGCAGTCAGACATGGCATCTACATCTTGGCTGTCTAAGAATGTACGCCCACTTACACTCATGGTGGTTGTGGTTTTCCTAGTATTGATGACGTTCTTTGATGGCTTCGGATTGGTAGATGTTAACGGGGCGTGGATCAATCTATGGAACATGCTTAGCGTTACCGTTGTTGGCGGTTACTTTGCAGTAAGAACAATTGATAAAAGAGGAAACACAAAATGAAACTACAAGTATTAAGATTCTCTTCGCAAGAAGACAGTACACTAGGGTTGTTGTTCGATGTAACAGACGGCAACAGAGAGTTCTTAGCATTCACATTAGAAGATGAGCACAGAGAAGAAAAAGTATATGGAGAAACACGAGTCCCTGCAGGAGAGTATAAAGTCACGCTTAGAACCACCGGTGGATTTCACTCCCGCTATACTAGAAAGTATGGTGGGTTTCATCGTGGCATGCTTTGGGTACGCGACGTCCCAAACTTTGAGTACATACTTATTCATACTGGGAATACTGATGACCATACTGCTGGTTGCCTATTAGTAGGCGATCACTCGCAGCAGAATATAACTAAGGAGGGATTCATTGGTTCATCGGTTGACGCTTACCGGAGAATATATCCGGACCTAGCCGATGCTGCAGAGGATGGTGACTTGACTATCGAGTACGTAGACTTCGATATCCCTAATATCTAAACCCATTAAAGCCGACCATGTGAAGCAGTGTTTCTAGTAGATGCGCTAGCTTCATGTGTCTGGTTTTGACTACAATAAAAGCCCACTCTACATTCTTTCCGTTTTCTTTGTGGCGCTTTATCCTTCTAGAAAAGTTCTTCGTCATACCTATGTACCGCTCCTTTGGTAGGTAGTAGATTATAAACTTTCCGTCGAGCTTTTTCTTTCCGTGTACATCAGCTCGCTTCTTGCAAGGTATGCAATACCTTTGCACACCAGTGCGTCTGCTTCTGTCCTTATGAAAGTGTTCTCTGGTCTTGTGCTTTTTGCACTTCGCGCATCTAAACTTCTCTGCCATCTGTTTCGTGATGTTCAATGACGGCAGTCTTAATTAAGTCAAGCTCTATCCTTACCCTTTGATTCACTCGTTGCAGGATGTAGATGATTTTCTCAGTGTCACACACCGGGTCACCATTGGATTCATGGCACGATTCATAGAGCTCAACGATCTCCTTGTGAGCATTCTCACAAGCGTCGTGATAGAGTCTAGATAATTCGTGTTTAGTCATGGCCGTTTGTTTGTATATAATTTACAGCAAACTACAGACCATTAGCAACTAATGTATCACACGTTATTAACAATATGTTCTACCACCTGGTCAACCTCCTTCTGGTTTCTGGGTATGTAAACATCATAGTCCCCCATGTCGTTGTTCTTTAGCCACATGAGAAACATTTTGAAACGCAATGGGAAGCTGTGCTGTGATGGCACAAATCCTTTTGTCTCGATCACGAACTTATGTTTGTGACTCACAAAGTCTGGGGTGTAAGTGACAGCCCGTATCAACTTGTTTTGTTTCAAGCTGAATCCACGAGCTGCCTTCTTACCATAGAACCCTTCGTGTCTAAAGGATTCTAGTACCTCGAACCTATGACCTTCATAGTCAAAAGATAAATCACTAGACTTTAGTTTTTTGTAGCAGTACAACTCAAGGCTTGACTGGAACTCTATACCATCATGCTTTGATTTCTTATGTCTTACCGCTCCGGTCTTCTTCTTTCTTCTCATATTACATTAGTCATATCAAACGCGTCCTCAGCTGAGCTCGGTGGAATGTAGCTTTCAAACTGCTCACTGATAGGAGTGAAGAACCTCTTGCCTCTATCGTTTGCGCAGTAGAACCCAGTGTTAGTGATGTTCATTTGGAACTCTATTGGATCATACAATGGCGTCGGCGTACCACCAGTTTCAACCACACGCACCTTACGAACATGGAACTCAGTGGTCTTTCTTACCATAGGGTCGTGGTGCTGGACCTTCCTATGTATTGTGAGGAAGCAGGAGCAGCGGTTGACCCACTTGCCACCGTGCTCACTGTCCTCAGCGTAAGGCGCAACTGGATATCCTTCACCATCCTTGCGTCGCTGCGCCTCAGTTACAGCATGAGTGTTTAACCAAATTGCGAGTTCATTGTTGACGCTGTAATTTAAAAGTTCCGATGCAGCTTCGTAGTGATACTCATGTATCCCAATCTTAGAGTGCTGCCCCATGTCAATCTTAAGTGAGTTATACGGGTCTATGAATAGTGCATCTATCTTTTGACTCTCTCTAACTTTATCGGTGAAAGCCAGGATATCGTGGAAAGAATACATGTCTTTGTTACTAAAGAACACGAAGTGTTTGTTTACCCAGTTGTACGCACTAGCCAACTCACTGCGAGACATGCGGTCTACCTTTCGGTCGGTAGCGAATTCCATCAGCCTCATCTTCGTGCTGGCAGTAGCATTCTCGGATGAATACACACACCACTTCCACCCGTGCTTGATGCTTGAGTTCACCATGAGGTACAACACAAAGGTAGTCTTACCCACATTGCTATGCCCGTTGAGTATAGTAAACTCTCTTTTGTATCTAAAGTGTTTATCTAGGGTATCGCTTCCGGTGGTCAACCCCATCTCAATCTTACCTTGAGCAAAGTCTTCAATCCATTTAAAGTCATCGTCAGTGGGCGCAATGAAACTCATGTCGCCACTCTTCACGCGCTGCTTACGTTGCTCAGTTTTTTCAAAGGTTAATACCTCGTGGATAGGCATTCCCTTTCCTTCGTTCAGCGCGTCTCTAATGGTCCTCTTAGCATGATCGAAATCCTTGATGTCTCTCAATGATATCTCATACTCTAACACCCGGATAGCTTCTTCCTCAATCATCTTACCTCCGGCAATGTATCCGCCACACAATCGAGCTGCGTTATACAAGGCGTGATGCTTCTCTCCGTCCACCGCATTCCGTATCATAGACGCTGCTATGTTCAGCTTGTTGTAGTCGGTGTACTCTTGAGGTTTAATAAGCTCCTGCTTAGGCTTAGATTCTTTCTTCTCTTCACTCACATAAGCGGTAAAGGTTTCACTGTCTTCATTTAGATACAGCTCACTATCGTAACTTTCGTAGCAGGCTCTCGATACATTCTTGCCGGTAGGGTCAACTACAATATTATAATGATTGTCGAAATAGTTTTCGATAGCGAAGAAATGTTCTCGGTGTCTGGTGCTGTCATTGATCTTGACCAAGGCCTTCACACCCTTACCGCTAGGCGATAGCCAACACGAGTAAACATAAGAGTCCAGGGATAGAGTTTGCTTTACTTCGTTAGGATTGCTGAGGTCATCAATATCAAGTACAATAAATCCGCTATGCTGCTTTAACCCAGCGTCCTTACGCTCCTCAAAAACCCCGCTAAACAATACAGCAGGTAATGATATCTTAAGGTCTTTCTCTCCAGTGTCTCGTATCTTCTCGACTATGTCCTTACTCTTTCCGGACTTGATTCGTTGTAGTGCTGTACCAAGTGGAATGTGAAAGGGATTCTTGGTATCCGTTATTGATTGGTAGATGGTTACTTTCATAGTCGATAAGGTCGAGTTCTCTTTTAAGGTGTACTATTGCTTTAATGATGTCTTGTTTCATTGGATTGCCTGGTTTCTTCCCGGCCCTCATAAGATAGGTAAGCGCTGTGCCTACATTGTAATTACTCCTCTGAAAATCCAACACAACATCCATAGCTTCAATAGCCTTATGCTCTCCTATGTAGTAGTGGGGTACGTCTTCTAAATTATATTCCATTTTTGTATTCGATTCGCTCTTTATACTTAATCAGTTTCGCTATCTCCTCAAAGGTCATGGTCTCCCGACCCCAAACATCTTTACCTTCTAGTAAGATTAGGTTGTCTCCAACTTTGTTTGGTATGATAACTATCTTGTAGTCACTCTCTCCTTTGTTAGGCAAGCACAGTGTTTTGTCTTTGTGTTTAACCACATCTATCGTAAACGATATTTCTTTGCCACCTCTCTTGGCTCGGTATGTTGGGGGAACAGAACCAACACGCTCCATTCCCCACGCAAAACATACCATTAGATATAAGGTGTCCTCGATCTTAGAACGGCAGACCATCGCTATCCTCTTGGGTCGCTGGCTGCTTATCTTCTTTCTTTCCCCAGGTACTAGGGTCTTTTACGATTGCGTAAGGACGCCCAGTCTTGCGAGACATCTTGAGTTCAAAGTAAACTCGCGGTGTCTTTGCATTATGGGTTGCAAACTTCTTCACATCCTCGAGTTCATCGAGGGTGAAACTAAACTCTCCGCTTACACCAGTTGTAAACGGCACGAACTTGCTGTCCGTGTCACTCCAGACCTTCATCTCATTGAAGTATCCGGCTAAAACATTCTCGTTTTGGCTCATGATATAGATATTAAATTAAACATAGAATTCTTTGTAAAAAGTAGTGGCAGGTCGGTCGAGTTGGAAGTGCTCTTTGATAGCATCAACAGCTTTCCAAAACTTAAACTCTCCACTACGAAGTGTTTCATCACTTGCGTGTATCAACGCAGGTAAGTAGGGGTACGCTTTCTCCTGCGCTACCCAAGCAAACTCATTGCCGGGATAAACTGATGTGTAGATGTAGGCTTGAATGTCATAGCCAAAAGAAAACACATCCCGTTTAAAACCTCCGATACTACGGGTGCTCTTGCTGTCTATGATAATACCAGGCACTTTACAATCCAAGAACCCTCGAACCGGAATGTCTTCAATCCAAGTATTAAATTCCACCTGGACTTCACCAGTGAGATGGCTGTCGAGCAGTCCACAATCATCTAATCTTGAGATCATGTCTATAGCCATGATGTAGTCCTCTTCCGACACCACATCCTTGCCCAATGCTTTAGCATCGACATACAATTCTTCTTTCCATTCCTTGTACCTTTTCGTAGCACGAGGATTCTTGCCGCCAATCTCAGCGCAAATCTCTTTGTCATCAAAAGTGTGAAAGCGGTTTTGGTATTCGTTAGGTTCAAACAAGAGCGTATCGTACACGCTCCCAAAGCTCAGCGCTTGAGATTCTTTTCTCAGCTGACCAGCCATGTACATTTCCCATAGCCTTATGTCATTGAGAGCATGTTTGATACTGCTATAGGAAAGATATCCCTTTCCGGTAGCATCTTGTAGTTGCTTAGCAAATTCCATTATCGCACAAACTTTTGCAGTGCTTCTACTTGCTTGGTACTCGCAGAGTCTTTGTACTTGCTGAGCACCATGTCGAATGCTTGCTTTTTGTCTTTGCTATTCTTGATATAGTCTATCGCTTTAGTAAACCACTCTCCGTCTTTCACTGGTGCAGAAGCCGTCTTCTTGCCGTGGGTATTGGTAGCGTCAGCGTCTTTAGTATCATCAATCAAGAACATACCATTGAGTGCGTACTTCCGTGCGTATGAGCTCGAAGCCCCGAAGCACTGAGCGATGTCCATACCCTTGCGGTTAGGGTCTATCCCTGCCTGGGCTCTCACCTCTGCTGCGGACTCGCCATCAGTAACCTGGACTGTAGATTCAATGAATAAAATTCCGGCCATCTCTTTGACCTCGTCGGAAATGGTCATAGATAAACCATTAGTACTAAGCAGCGGCTTCACTGCTTCTAAGATGTCTTCGGCGCTACGATAGTTGTAATTACCGAACTTGTTGAACTGACCTTTGGGCGCTTTCAAATCGCCCTGCACTTTTACAAGTGCTGCATTTAATTTGCTCATAATGAATTGAATTTAGTGTTGCTAATTTAATTATTTTCTACTGGTATTCCAAGTGCGATTTTAATCTGAGCCTGGATGTGCAAGGTGCGGCGTAAATCATATTCAGTTAGATCATATTCCCCCTCATATCTTTGGTGTATAACTTTAAGCACATCATCCATGCGGTCGCATAGGTAGTAAACCCTCTCCATGTCGGGTTTGTATGTCTTGTTTACCAGTTGCTCTAGACGAGCTTCACACTGGCCTCTTGAACTCGATGAGAAAATTGTTTTGCACAGCTCCTTATCTCGCAGGTCGAACCTCTCGCTGTCCGGGTTGTATGTTATATAATATTTCATGACTAAACTTTTATGGTGATTACATCTCCTTCTTCGTACTCTCCATCAATGAGCTGTTGCTTGATTTGCTCTAGCAATTCTATCGCATCTTTGATTTTGATTTTGTGGTGCTCCTGGATTATAATCCTATTGGCAGCCATTCGGTCTTCGATATATAAATCCCCGAGTTCAGTCACTATGTATTTACCAGTGTGAATCCGATGGATTAATCCTCGGTCTAGCAACCTCTTAAGATTACTTGAATAGAACCCCTCGTTGGTGTCACTCTTAGCGTTGCTTACCGCTCTCACAAACGATTGGATTTGGTGCAGGTGCTCGGGCTTTTCTCTTTTGATAAACCCGAGAACCTTTTGTGTGATATTAAGCCTTTTCTCCTGCTGCATAAACCTTTGCTTTAGTTCTTTTAAAATCAATAAACAAATCCCCAGTGTTGTCGCACACGAAACCTCTTTGATTTCCAGTGATTTCATCCGGGTTTAATCCGAGTGCTCTCAGCTCCTCATCTTCGATATCATTGGTAATCTTAATGATGTTTCCATCCTTGTCTTCTAGGTAGTAGAAAGGCTCACCAATATTTACCTCGTAGTAGTTTGGCTTGATTGTAGTAAGGCAGTCAAAGAAACTACCCTCCTCCTCACTTTGAATCTCAACCTGCACTTTCAATGCCTTGCATATTTGAGCCATAGAGTTTATGATTCCTTCCGGCATAGTCCATGCTGTCTTGAAGTGAAAGATGAATGTGGTTATCCCATTGGACTCCTCATCTGAGACAAAGGTTGGGTCCACGGCGTTCCACTTGGTCCCCCAGTTTGCGATTGACCAGTCGTACCAGTTATCGTAGCCATACTTGTCTCTAAGCTCAGCCTCATGCTCTAGAAGTTGAGCCAACTTTGCTCCCTTGATATCCCCGAGGTGTACACCATTGGACAAATCAAACTTAGGGTCACGCTCCTTAGCCTCTTCAACTCGTGTTGTTGCCGACGGCGATGTTGTATCTAACAAAGCCTCCGGCATCTTGATGAAGCGGTTGAAGTCTATGATTCCACTATCGTCTTGGATGTTAGAATCTTTCTCTCTAATCGCAGTCTTGAACTGCTCTACACTTGCGGACTGGCCGCTCACCTTTACCAGGTGTGATACATAATTCGGCATACTATTTATTATTTAATTGAACTTCTAACTTTGCGATGTATTCCTCCACCGCCTCGAGGTAGTGTACTCCCAGTACATTCTCTCTTAATCGCAGCATAAACTTTACGCTATCGATCTTTTCGTGTATCTCTTTAGACTTCATAGTTCTCGACGATATATTTCCTTACTTGATACTGCTCATCCTCATTGCAACGAGGCCACTTCTTGTTTAGTACCAGGGCTGCACAAAACTGCAGCCTAGGTAACCAAATATGCTTCTTCATAATCTCATCCCGAGACATCGTTGTTACGATTGGTTTGCTTCTCTTACTCATAAGGCAGCCTCCGCTTTTTCTAACAACTCTACAATTTCCTCATCTTCTACGCTCAGACAGATTTCGTAGGTGCAGTTTCCTTTACCATCATCTTCAAGGATTGCGTACTGGACTGTGTAGATATCTTCGTACTCAAAGTCAACATGGCGTAGTCCAATGTAGTCATCCTCGCAGTAGTGGTACAAGTAGTACTTCTCGTTGAGTTTAATCTCCTCCCCGTAATCCATACTAGCAATCATCTTCATAGTGATTTTGCTGTAGGCGTCATCGTAGGTGTTCCCCTTGAGGGAAGCAGCCGCAGCTGCCTCCTCGATTGTCAAGTGAGTGGGGGATTTTGTTTCTTCGGTCTGCAGAGATATTGCAAGTTTCGCTTCTTGCATCTTCATTAGAGTTTCGTTTGGGGACGCCATCTCTACAAATCGCAGTGATTGAAATACTGACTTCAAATCTAACTGCTGAGCTAAATGCATTGCTGCGTTTAGATTTCCGCTCTCCATTAGAGAGACCAAGGCTTCTTGGATTTGTGGATTGATTCTTTTCATAAGGCTTGTTTGTTTTACTGATATCAAAGTTAATACAATCTTGGATAAGTTCCAAATTTATTTTAGTCGGGCTTTGTTCACCTCGTGGATTATGTTCTCCAACTGGTAGACCTCTTCCATTATGATGTCACGCTTGTGCTCGAATTCTTGGGCTCTTTCCTTCCAGTAATCCGATTCCATCTCCTGCAATATTCCTCTGCATTCATTTAGTCCTGCCTTGATTCGGACAAGGCGTTGATTTACCCTAGCGAGTCTATCCTCCAGTGATGTCTTAACAATCAACATCTCGAATTCATTTAGTTGTAAGTTCATAAGGCTATTGTTTTTATTATTCATCATTCTTGTTTCCAATCAACTCGGCACGAGAGAAGTCTCTCACCAACTCTACCGGCACTTTGTACTGGTCACCAGTCTCTGCGTCAAAGTACACCTCGAAGTCCTCATTCATAGTGTCATCAAACACCAGTGTATCCTCGAGTTTTACCGCTTTCAATCGATCTTTTTCTTCCTGCTCCATTTGCTCGATTTCTGACTTGGTGAATACGTGGTCATCTTTGAGGTTTTTAAGTCCCTCAAGGGCACGACGGAAGTTTGTGAAGCTGGTTTCTCTTTTGCTCTTGATAATCTCAAAGACAACCTCGGTGAACCGGTCAAACGCAGGGGTGTAGTCATCCCCAACTTCTGCGAGTTGGTACACCAAACCATTGGCTTCGTTTTGTAGTAATTCAAGTACCATAATGGCTGCTATGATTGCACCGCCCTCATCCGTTCCCCACATACTGGCTTGGCTGCTGCCCTTGTGCATCAGTGTGGCTTTCTTGTAGGCTCTTAAAGCCTCTTGCTTACGCACAAAGGCTTCTCCTCTCTGCATCTCTCTTTGTGCTAATTCTTGCACACGCTTTCTTGGTGAATTTAAAATACTCATAAGGCTAATTGCACCCGCAGGTGACTGACTTTGGTTAGTGCCCAGTCCTACCACGATGTAGGGTCGATGCCTTGAAGCATCCACCGGGCTGCGTTACACTAGGTCTTAGGCTAGTGAGCGCTCTCCGTTATCGGCAAACGAGTACTTGGTTTTATCAGTCAAGATGATGTTGTCAAGCAACGAAATATCGAGAGTCTTGAGAGCATTATTTAGTTTTTCCGTTGAGCGCCGGTCGGCTTCGCTCGGGCGCTCGTTACCGCTTGGGTGGTTGTGGCCGATAATGACCGCTGTAGCACCCACAGCAAGGGCTTGTTTTACTATCATTCTATTATCCATTAACACCTGGGTGTAAGTGCCGATTGTCAACACGTCGGCGCACATAACCTTGTTGGCTTTGTTGAGGTACAAGGCCACCAGTTTTTGGCGTACCTGCATATCGTCACCAACGATTTCTCGCAGCACTTTCTCAGCGTCAATGGACGAGCGAACTGCGAACTCTCTAGGATTCTTAGCAGGGATGAACTTAGTCTCTACCACCCCCAAAAAATCCTGCTTCGATGGTTTCTTTTCTTCCAGTTCAGCGAGTATTTCTTTCGCTTCAAAATCATTGAGCACATCAACTACAATATCTTGTGCTTCAAACTCGGTCTCGTCGTTCGTATCCGTGCAGTCTTTGATGATACCGGCGGTCACCAGTTCGTCCACTATTCGGATTGCTTTGTCGGTTTGGTTGTTGTTGTCATTGATATTCATAAGGCATTCAATGCACCCTCGGGTGACTAACTTTGGTTAAACTAGAGCCCTAGCCCGAGCACGACCTCGGCAGCGCCTTGAGCGCTCACTGGGCAGGACGCCCTAGGGTTATTCCCCTAGGATGTGCGCCACTGCTTTGCTGCTGCGTACCAGTGCGGTAACCACTGCAGTCTCTTTGGCCTCTTGAACCGCCTTAACCCATCCGTTGATGTAGGCTTGGCTGTTCTCTTCGTGAGTGTCCGGTAGACCGGCGTGTCCAGTCAGCATCATTGCACCGCTCTCAGCAACCAGTTCCTCAAAGGCGTAGTCGGCTCTGGTCTTGTTGAGCACATCAGTTGTAGCAACCTCTTTGCGGTTCAGTCTAGACTCGTGGCCAGTGCTGTGTACCAACTCGTGGAACAAGGTCTTGTAGTAGGCTGTAGCATCAACGAACTGGTCAATCACTGGGCAAACTACTAGGTCTCTAGAGGGCATGTAGTAGGCCTCGTCCGAGCCGCTCACCAAGTTGATTTTTGGTGCACCCTTGTAGCCTTTCACGATATCCTCAGCAGACTCTACTGGGTCGTTGGATTTGTCCAGTTCAGTAGCCACTCGCTTCGGTGTAGCCTCGTCCAGTTGAGCGATGTTGAACACCTTGTACTCTTTCAAGGCAAACACCTTGCGCAACTTATCAGCGTCAGCACCTGCGTCCAGTGCCGCTTGTACACTCTTGTAGAACTTGCCGTTCTCAATGTCCAGTATCGATACATTGAAGAAGTACACCGGCGTAGACTTGCTGCCCTTGGTCACACGCAACCCTGCTTTCTTGGCTGCGTTGAATGTCAACCACTCGTTGTGCTCGTATCCACAAATGCGCATCTCGCTATTCAAGAAGAACACATTGAGACCAGTGTAAGCACGGCCAGTGATGTGGTTGATTGGGTTATTACCCAAGCCACCTTTCCAAGGCTTGAACCATTTCAACCCGTCTTTCTTAAGCCCCTCAAGGAGCGCCTCTTTTACCTTTTGTTGTACGTTCGATTTCATAAGACTAATGTTTGATTAACTGGTACAAATCTATGCATAAGATTGGATACGAGTCAAGAGGCAAAGAGAGATTGAGTAATTATACTTAATGCGGCATATCAACCCGAATCCAAGCCTAGCGAGGGATAGAATACAATGTGGTAGTTTGTGTCCTAATGTGGAATTGAGTGGTAAGTACTAAAGGGGGGTGGGGGATTGTCAAAGGTAACTGGGGATCAGCATGCTTGCTCAGTAATTGCCTCAGTCTGTGCAGGTTAGCCGGGTTTAGTTCAAGTGCCGGTGGAGATACCGCTATGTAGTTGTCTGATTTCCAGATTGTTAGTAGGTAAAACGCTGGATGTTTTTGCGTTTCCGTTTTGGGTATCGACGCCCTGGGTTTGCACAATCGATTTCCGTTTTCGTTCGCCGGCCACACGTATGACGTATAATCCCCACGATCTGAATGACTCAAAAATTTTTCGGGGTATTTTAACGGGCTGAAGTTGAAGTAAAGGTTTAAGTGCGTGGTGTATATTCGGTAATCAAAAAATGCCGCAGGGGGTTGATTTTATGAAATAAAATGTGTAACTTCGCACTAAGCTTGCGAGAGTAAATGACTCGGGGTTCTGACGACCCCGGTCTTTAACCGCTAAAAACCCGAGTTGCTAACTTAGGAGTGTAATAAGGGTGTGCTGTGTCTAATTATTAATGGGGGGAGATCATGTGTGAATGTGACGAATACTGTATCTGTGAGTTCTACGATGATGTAGAGTCTGGGGATTTGATTTTGTTTGTTTAGTATCTTTGTGGTACTATTGCAAAGAAGACCGCTAAATACAGAGCGTGATGCCGGATAAAAAGCCCATATCAATCCCAGACCACAATAAGAAGTATAAGTATATACCTCCTAGTCTTCGATCTAGAATGCCGGAGTATGTACACAATATGGGAGTAGCTCCGGAAACTACGGTAACTGCTAAAGCTCCTATGTTTCCAGCTTCAGCGTACGACCGATATAGATATGATGTAGCCACTGGGGGATCTGGTGCTGTGCATGCTCTTAAACCAACCTACCCCGTTGTTGATGTACTCGCCGGTAGAGGGGGGTTGAAAGCTGCGGAAAAAGGTTTTACCTTAATGAAGAGTAATCCTGGGTGGTTATCAAAAAATTCAAATAAAGTATTAAAAGCTATAATGCTACTTAATCAAGCGAAAGAAGTAAGAGATTTAGAAAAATGAGAGTATCAAAAAAACCAGTAGACCCACCAAAGCCAGTACCTTCTGGAGAGGGAAAACGATTCACCTACAATGGTGCAGACGGCAAAACAACGACATGGGAAGGGGAAGAAGCAAACCGCTTAATAGCATTTGAATCATTCTTAAAAGAAACCTACCCGGACCTCGATCTTTTTCAGCGAGAGGAACAAACCAAGAAGTTCATAGACAGCGGTGCTTGGCGCAGCGATGACGACATGCGAGCTTACCAGGTAGCTCCAGAGGTAGCAGACCAGAAAGCTTCTTCTATATCAGACATGTTTGGTGAGGAGTTTGGATCTTCTTTCGGTGGGGGTGACCCGTTTGAAGACGATCCGGATATCCAGCGCATGAAGCAGGAAGCTGCTGCACGGGAGATGAAGAAGAAAAAACGCGGTAGACGCTAGATAATACTATTGGGGCTTTCTAGCTTCCGGTAGAATCTTTGGACATTTAAACGTCCCTTCTGGGACAATGCATAACGGACTCGATAGTTGTACTTGTTTTCATGGAACATCTGATCGAGTTCTGTTTTTGGAGAGAGCTTGTCGAAGTGTTTGTACAAATACCCTCTTTTGAGTAGCGGGTATACAACACGGGGGGCTAGTTTCTTTCTAGACAACGACATCTCATCAGCTACCCAGTCCAGCGTAAAGAACTCCAGGTCGTATACAAAAAGCATAAATTCCATTTCGGCGCGCGCGATCTCGTACTTGTCCGTCATGATACGGAAAGCATCCTTTATGTATTTAGCATAGTTGTTGTTTATATACCGCTCTGGTTGTTTCGAGAACTCACGAAACATTTTCCCCTTACCTACTTGACTCTTTGGCATCACGCAAGGTTTTTAAGTCTTGCATAAAGATCATGAAGCCTTTCGTTTCGCTTCGTCAATTCTATTACCTGCTTTTTTAAAGAAGTGTTCTCGGCAACCATGTGCTCTAGCTTGCGCTTGTATTTCTTTTCGATAGCCACAAAATAGTTCTCGACATTTTTTTCCGAGAAATAGTATTTGCGGTTAAGTATCGCTCGGGTTTCATCACTACCAGCGATAATCATATCGTAAATCTTTTTACACATCAAGTCATATATCTCCGGGTAGTGGGGGTCGTAAAGCATGTTTGATTCATGGTTTCTCCTGCAATGTATAATCGTCGCGTGATTTTTATTCATTACGCCGCCAATAGCGGAGTAAGTCAGTCCAGTCTCATTTGTTAGTGCCACGGCAAAAGCTTGACGTATGCGAACATTCTGTCTCTCACGGTTTTCTTTTATGTCGTAATCCTTCTTTAGCTCTTCCCAAAGATGATGGGCTGCTAGGTGTTGCGAGTTGATAACCGGTGGTATTGAAACAGATCCTTTCATGAGCGCCTTGGTATTTGAATTATATTTGTTAGAGCAACTAAATTAAAAATAATATGTCTACCGACCAAGAGTTTCTAGATACCATCGCAACTGTTCTTACGACCATTAAAGAAATGGCCCACGAGATAGGTGTAGATGATCGCCTGGTGCTCTCGTGCTTCGTAGGTTTGATTGATCAAGATGAAGATGAAAACAAACTAAACGCAGTATACGACCACGTGTTTGACAGCGACGATGAGTTTGAGGAAATCATGGACTTTATGTTGCAGGCGTGGGAGCAGGACAAGAAAGATCCACCCGAAGGAACTGTTGATTGGTGGCTAGACAGACTTAATTAATATGAATCTAATTAGAAAGATCGTCATTGGGCAAAATCCCAAGGACGCCATGGCTTATTACGTAGGTATGCGTGTGGGTCAGATGAAAGTAGACTCCATCGTTCTAGATGAAAAACATCTCGTAAAATACTCAATCAAAAGATATTTAGTATATTTGAAGGGGGAGGAAGGTTTAATGCTGTGGAAAACAGTAGAGAACGTCCCCTGCTTAATTGAATATGACTTAAATTTCTAGCTTATGAAAATGCTCGAGAATTTCTTAGTGCGCATGCCTAAGAGATTTAAAAACACCATCCAGGTGAACGGGCAGGAGCTTTACCTAGATCCAAAGTTTGATGAGTTTCAGCATCGGGTAATGGAAGGTGAAATAGTTTCTGTTCCTATGCGTTACGAGAAAGTTGCCGAGCCGGGCGACACACTCTACTTCCACCACCACGTAGTAATGGATAAAGGCCAGGGGATCAGATATAACGATGAAGATATATTCATTGTAAGGTATCACCCAGATACCCCATACGCCTCTCAAGCATTTGCAGTAAAAGATGAAAATGGGATTCGAGCACTATCCGAATGGGTACTGCTTCATCCAATCGTAGAAGAAGAAACGATCAAGAGCGACGTCATTCAAATCATAAGTTTTGAGGAAAAGCAAAATAAACGTGGTAAGATAGCGTTTATGAATAAAACCATGGAGGAGGCCAACCTTCGTGTTGGAGATATCGTAGGGTTCTCGAAAAACTCAGATTACGAGATTGAGATTGAAGGTGAGAAGTATTGGAGAATGAGGTTTGATGATCTGCTTTATGTCGAAATCGAAGAAGTTCACAACGCTTGATGCAGCTGAAAGGCTGATGTCATCCATGGAGGTGGCCATCAATAATATGATTGACGAGATACGTAAGCCCGTCGATCCAGACGCTGGTGGCTCGCAGCGTAAGGCTGAGCTCCAAGCAATAAAGATTACAGCTACTGACGCCAGAGAGCTGCTGCAGGAAAGACAGCGGTTAGAGCAGATGGTTAAAGAGCTTAGACAAACGGGAGGTATAACAGAACAGTCGGATTTCTCCGGCGGTTTCGCAGAGAAGTTTTCAAAATGATAGAATCAAATCTTTTTAAGACACTGGTAAAAACCACTGTTCTCCTGCAGTCTACGCTGGAGATGATGGATGATATTAAGGGTACAAGTCTTTATCGCCAGGGGATGAAAAACAAAATAAAGAACTTGGAGAAAACTATAGAGTACGTGATTAACGATAAGGTTAAAGCTCTTGATATGACAGATTCTAATTTGTTCGACGAGATAAAATCCAAGGTAGATATTATACTAGATATGACGCTTGAAGAGATCGGAGGACTTAAAGTAGTACTTGAAGAAACAAGAGCTAACGAGCTGAAAGACTGGCAAGAAGAGATACTTGATAAGGAAATTAATAAAGATCCTTTTGGCGAGCACTTTGATGTTCACCCCAACTCTGCTGAACCAAACAAAGATGCGTACCAAAATGGTACACATTCGTGATTTGCGAATCGCAAATCCTCACAACGATGAGCCTTAAATTGTCACAGAATAAGGGTAAAATTGTTACGCTCTGATGTACAAAGTAAGGGTAAAACCTTACGAGATTTGATTTCGGTAAGGCTATAACCTTACAAATGCCAAAGCATATAAAAATGGGTGTTACGCATCAATTCATGTGCAAAAGCATATAACCAATAATGATACAGAACGATAGGGTTTTGTGTCTTTAATAGAACCTTTAACACCAAAGAGAGATGAAAAGGATAAAACAATTCTTTAAACACCTTGCTTGGTTAGAGCAAGAAAGAGTAAAGGCAATGATTCATTGTGGTAGACCAACATCAATTTAACACCAAATGGAAGACATGATAGCATTATGCAATCAAGATAAAGAAGAGTATGGAATCGAACGTGATTGATACCATAATCGGTATTGTGATTGTGGTTTCTTGGAATTCTTTCTTGATATACCGCTGGTGGAAACAACCAAACAACAATCAGAGTGATTGAGATAGATGTAACCGAAGAGCAACTGAAAAGAGCTGAAACTCGTTTTGAGTTTAAAGAGCTCCGGGGCTCTATCACCAAAGGTGATGGAAACCTTGCTGGCGCCCTAGGTGAGATCATCGTCTTGGATGTTTTAGAAGATAGAGGCAATGACGTTGTGGATGTAAGCACATACGATTATGACCTCAAGGCTAACGGTTTAACGATTGATGTAAAAAGTAAAAGGACCAATTATGCTCCCCGAGAAGGATTCCGGGTTACAGTGTCAGCATGGAATACAAAGCAGCGGTGCGACTACTACATGTTCACCTATGTAACAAACGACATGAGCAAGGTTTATATAGCAGGGTACATGCCTAAAGATGAGTTTTTTGAAAAAGCGACATTTCACAAAAAGGGAGATCTCGATCCTGGTGAACTCGCTAATAGAGACTGGAGATTTGCTTACGATTGCTACTTAATGAATTTAGAACAATTAAATAAACTGTCATGAACAAAAAGGAAACCATTATTGAGCTTTATGCTGACACAGACGAAATTTTATTTGCCGACGGATACGACGATTGTATCATAGGTTTTGATCCGGTAGGCTGGAAAGTCATCTACTCAAGAAGCCAGTGCATAGATAAGCTTTGTCTGTTAGACGAGATGAGTAGCGAAGATGCCATCGACTGGCTAGAGTACAATACCTTCAATGCATACGTTGGTGAAAAGACACCTATCTTTGCAGAAGATTTAGAATGGGATATTATGTTTGAAGAGCCAGAAGACTTTTTTAATACCGACGAGTTCCTAGCAATGGGTTGGTTTAAACGACTATGGTACAGAATTAAAATAGCTTTTATTACCTTTATATCATTATGAGTTATAGAGAAGACCCTAATGCTAAGATGGTGATTGACTGTGTTTTGCGCAGGAACGCTAAGATGTTTACTGATCTGGGAGTAGATAGCAGTCCGGAAGAATATGCTAGAGCTAGAAAGACAGAGAACGAGCGTCTGCGGAAAATACGCAAGTTTGATCCAGAGAAAATAGACCGTCTACTAACAGAATGAGCCGATAAACTACTGACGAAAAACGTTAGTATTAAAAGTATTTTAAATGGCTGGACTTGTAGAAATAGAAGGTTACGACGAGAAGGTTATCAATATATGCCCAAACGGAACTTCGGGTGAGGTTATTGAGGTCGCAGAACTGCTCATACAGCTCCCCAAGAAACCAGCTAAGAAAGATATTCTCTTTAGCGGTTACAGTAAGGAAGATCAGTATTGGCGACGCACAGAAATGCCTGGAGACCTCAAGCGTATCCGCTCCATGGATGAGTGGCTTGAAGCACCAAAAGAATTCAGAGACAAGCACATCGATTTTATACAGAAAGAGTTTACCCGTCGTAATGAAGGGGTTTGGTTTATGAACAACGGTGTCGCTACCTACCTTACCGGTCGTCATTACATGATGCTCCAATGGTCCAAGCTCGATATTGGATATCCTTACTACTTAGAGTTTCAGCACCGATTGTTTCTTCACCAACGAGCATGTGAGTGTGACCCGAGAAGCATGGGTCAGATATACACCAAGTGTAGACGTTCTGGATATACGAACATGTCTTCAGCTGTGTTGCTCGATGAGGCAACCCAAGTGAAAGACAAGCTATTAGGACTACAGTCTAAGACGGGTAAGGACGCGCAGGAAAATATCTTCATGAAGAAGGTGGTCTACATGTTTAAGACCTACCCATTCTTTTTCAAGCCTATACAAGATGGTACAACAAACCCGCGTATGGAGCTCGCTTTTCGTGAACCCAGTAAGCGGATTACCAAGAACAATAAAACCACTAGTAAAGGTGAAGCTCTTAATAGTATTATTAACTGGAAAAATACTACTAATAATGCCTACGATGGAGAGAAGCTCCATATGCTGTACTTGGATGAGGCTGGTAAATGGGAAAAGCCTACTGACATACGAGAAGCATGGAGAATACAAAAGACTTGTCTCATTGTAGGACGCAAGATTATTGGAACCGCTATTGTTGGATCTACAGTTAATCCAATGGATAAGGGTGGAAAAGAGTATAAAGACCTATGGGCAGACTCTGACCCCAACAATCGCAACGATAACGGCAGGACAAGATCTGGACTATACAGAATATTCATACCAGCCTATGAAGCTCTAGAGGGATTCTTTGATAGATACGGGAATCCAATAGTTGAAAATCCAGAAAAACCGGTGATGGGTATTGACGATGAAGAGGTGACTATAGGCGCAAAGACGTTCTTGAAAAATGAACGGAGGTCTCTAAAGGATGATCACTCAGAACTTAACGAGGTGATACGACAGTTCCCCTTCACAGAGGATGAAGCTTTCCGGGATAGTATCCAGGGTTCGCTGTTCAACCTCACAAAGATATACGAGCAGGTTCAGCACAACGACGGGCTGTATCCTAATCCGGTTGTCATAGGTAATTTCGTTTGGGAAAACGGCGTTCAAGATTCTAAGGTTATATTTGCCCCAGACATGAACGGCAGGTTTAGAGTTGCTTGGCAGCCTCCAGCTGAAGACCGGAATAAGATTGTGAACGAACGCGGCAAGCGATTGCCCGGGAACGCTCATATTGGTGTTGGTGGAGTCGATAGTTACGACCTTGATGCTACACTTGATGGACGTGGTTCAAAGGGTGCAATGCACCTTTACAACAAGTTTAATATGACAGCGCCATCTAACATGTTTGTAGTAGAATATGCTTCTCGACCTCCCCTCGCTAAAATATTCTATGAAGATGTGTTGATGGCTGCTGTTTATTATGGGTATCCTATACTCATAGAAAACAACAAGTACGGCATTGCTAGATACTTCGAGCAGCGTGGATACGACGGGTATCTCATGGACCGACCTCAGCACTTAGCTTCTGCTTCTAGCAAAGTTAATGTCAAAACAAAAGGTATTCCATCCAACTCTGCAGATGTTATACAGTCCCATGCGCAGGCCATAGAAGACTACATCCACAACCATGTAGGCATGAGCGGTGAGACCATGCAGTTTGGGAACATGTATTTCAACAGAACGCTAGAGGATTGGATTGGATTTAAGATCGACAATCGAACAAAATACGATTTAACAATTTCGAGCGGCCTTGCTTTATTAGCGGCACAAAAAGTTAAGCAAGAAAAAAAGCAATCAGACTTTTCCGAAAAGAAGTTCTTCCGTAAGTATAAGTTCAATGCCTAGGAATATTGCGTGTAGTGATTTAGTATATTTGCAAGGAATACTTTATCTCACGAAATGTTTGATAGTAATAAAAAATCCGATAGATACGGGAACTTCCCCGACCCACTAGCTTCCCCGGAAGTTAAATTGTCTCCAGCTTTTGGCCTTAAATACGCCATGGCTATAGAGTCACAGTGGGGTAATGCGGCAGACGAGGGTTCTCTCTATTACCGCAGAAAGAAAGAATTTGAGAATTGCCGTGACTACGCAAACGGAACTCAAGACACTTCTAAGTATAAGCAGATTCTAAACTCCTTAGATCCGAATAACGGTGACGGGACGCTACTGAATCTTGACTGGACGCCAGTACCAATTGTACCTAAGTTCATTAAGATTGTGGTGAATAAGATTCTATCTGCCGACCCATATCCAAACGTAGAGGCTATTGACCCATTATCACGTACGGAGAAGGACAAGAAGAAAAACAGACTAAAGGCACAAATCCTAACCAAAGATTTTTTGGCCAAGGCAAAGGGTGCTGGATTAGAAACAGAAGTTGACCCGGAAGCTTTACCAGAAAACATGGAGGAAGCAGAGATATTCATGGATACCGGTGTGAAGACACAAGCAGAGATTGCTAGTCAGATCGCCACTAAGATGACTCTCGACTGGAACAACTTTAACGATTCGACATACCGTCGTGGAATCCATGACCTAGCCAGTATTGGTATAGCAGTCATTAAGCGCGACAATGACCCGAACTACGGGATTACAGAAAACTACGTAGACCCATCCCACTTCATCCACAGCTACACTGAGGACCCGAATTTTGATGACCTAGTTTACGCAGGACACATTAAGCGTATTACTATCCAAGAACTTAAGCGTCTCGCAGGAGAACAGTTTACGGAAGAGCAGTACTACGAAATTGGCAATACGGTGCGTAACCGTTTCCAGAACGATCCTTCTCGTCTTACGCATTCTTACTACGACAAGAGCCTTCAACGCGCGTCTTACGGGTATGATGAGTATTTCGTAGAGGTGATGGACTTTGAGTTCTTGTCGGTAGATAAAATTTACTACGAAGAGAAAGAGTCTCGTCATGGTAATAAGAACTTCTTCTACAAGGGTTCTGAGTATAAAGCTCCTCAAGAATCTGTGTACGAGCGTGTGGGCCACTGCCTTCACAACACTACAGTGTACGGTGGTAGTTTTATACTAGGTACAAAACACCTATTCAACTACGGGATTAAGAAGAACATCCCTAAGAATATTCACGATATTACAAAGGCTCGTCTATCGTACAGCGTGGTTGCTACAAACCTACGCCGCATGATGCCTAAGTCTATTGTCTCTTCTATCATTGGGTTCGCAGATCAACTTCAGCTTACTCACTTGAAGATTCAGCAGGCTATTGCTAAGGCCAAGCCAGACGGTATTATCATTGACATCGAAGGTCTGGAGAATGTCCAGCTTGGTGCAGGAGGAGAGCTACAGCCACTGGAGCTGCAAGACATCTACGAGCAAACGGGCGTGTTCTATTACCGCTCTAAGAACCCGGACGGTGGATTCCAAAACCCTCCTATCCGACCTTTAGATAACAGCATAAGAAACATTAACGAGCTTGTCGCTCTGTATAACCACTATCTCCGCATGATTCGTGACGCCACGGGTATTAACGAGGTGATGGACGGAACGTCTCCTAAAGGAGACCAGCTTGTTGGTGTACGCCAGCAGCAGCTTGCAGCAGGTAATAATGCTATTTACGACGTAACTCATTCCGCTAAAGTTCTATACAAGCGTGTGTGTGAAGACATTATTCGTTGTTTACAAGTCATTCCGCAGGGAAGTACGCTTCATCAGATTTACATGAACGCTATTGGCGAGACAAACATGAACGTCATCACCAGCTTCAATGAACTACCAATGTACAACTTTGGGGTTCAGATAGTAGGAAACATGGACGACAAAGACGCGGCATACCTAGAGCAAAACATTCAAGTGGCTTTGGCTAACGGAGAGATTGATCTAGAGGATGCTATCGCGGTACGCAACCTTCGTGATGTGGACCAGGCTGAGCGTCTGCTTATCGTTCGTCGTAAGAAGCGCATGAAGTCTAAGCAGGAGATGAACATTCAAAACATCCAAGCGCAGCAGCAGGCAAATGCTCAGAATCAGCAGTTAGCTATGCAGACAGAGGCACAGAAGATGCAGATGAAGGCAGAGCTAGAGATGCAGAAGATCCAGATGGAAAGCAAGATCAAGGCTCAACTCATGGAGCTCGAGCATATGTATGAGAAAGAAATCCAGGCGATGAAGGCTCAGATTGTTGCGCAGCAGACCATGGCAGGTAATCAGACTAAAGCTGGGTTAGACATCATGAAAGAGGATAGAAAGGACAGCCGGGTACAGAAGCAAGCGGTGGAGCAATCGAAGCTTATCGCTCAGCGAAAGGACCAGCGCCCACCTTTAAGTGATGCTCCAAATAGCATAGCCGACTTAATTGATAACCAGTAAGTTACTATCTTTGCAATATGGCAACAATAATAAACCTAGATAACGCTACCAGAGTGGACATTACTTGTCGCAAAGGAGATACTTTTAAATTAGAGTTTACCTTTACAGACGACAGTGGTGATCCGCTTGATTTAAGCTCATACTCTTGGAAGATGGACGTCAAGGAAACCGACACCACTTCTGGAGACATTATCGCTGACAGCGACTTTGGATACACGGGTACTGTTGCAGGAAAGCTTACAATTGATGCGACGGCAACTACTATGTCAAGCGTTTCTGGAGGCACATATGTATACGACCTTCAGTCCACTAGTGGAGCAGTTGTTAAAACATGGGTATACGGATTGTTTAAAATTAACGAAGACGTAAGTGAGTAACGTAGAAATAAAAGCAGGAGCTAACGTAAGCCTTGGCGGTGTTTCCGTAACCACAAAATCTGTGGCTATTGAGCAGCCGGCGGTAAACGTAAGCATATCTCGTGGAGGCACTAGCGACGCTCACTTTGTATTTGCCCAGGAGCAGAGTGTTGAGGAGTGGGCAGTAGAACATAACATGAATAAAAAACCCTCTGTGATGATCGTGGACTCTGGTGAGAACGTGGTCTTTGCGGAGATTGAATACATAGACTTAAACAACTTAATAATTCGCTTTAACGGTGGCACTTCTGGTAAAGCATATCTCAACTAAATATGGCTATAGATTTTAAAAGCAACATTAATCTTGGGAAAAATCAGCTACAGAATGCGCTGTTACACCCCACAAGTACTGCTCCTGGTACTCCAGCGGAGGGTCAAGTTTACTTCAACACCACGTCTGGAGACAAGAAGCTGTACGTTTATGACGGCTCTGTATGGATTGACGTAACCGGTGATATCCGTACTATTACTGCAGGCACTGGTATTGGTGTAACTAATGGATCGGGTGGAGATGCTGAGGTATCTTTTTCACACTTAGGTCTTGAAAGTCTAACGGCTATTTCTTCTGAGAGTAACGATGAAATATTTATGTATGACACCAGTTTGGGTGGAGCCGCTTATTTATCGGTTAACACCT